GAATTGTAAAGATGGAGATATCCCGTGTGCGGCCCGACATGAACGGAATTCTGCTGAGGGTATTCTGTGATGCGCCGTCGGGACTTGGCTGGCCGGAGCACTGGTACGATTCGACTTATTTTAAAAAGAAAATCCCGTTAAAAAAACGGGCCGATGAGCCGACGGAATGGGTACATGGATACAGTGTCTGGCAGCCGGACGGTTATTTTGAGCTGATCGCACCGAACGTCGAGCATCAGTACATGCCAAAAACAGAGCACTATGCCGAAAGCGGGCTGGTTCTTACTTGCACAATAACCCATTTTTATTCCGGGGCTTTTTCGGAAGGAAAGTACGGGAGCAGTATGTTCCACGGGTCAGGGCTTACTGTTGATGGTTCTCTGTTCATGGTAAGCCAGACCATTTATCCGAACCCGCCTCCATCCAATTATTTGACGCGGATAATTTACTGCGTCTGTCCGTCTTCCTACCGGGGCAAGTATCTGATGGCCATATGTGAGTTCGATGCCACCGGCTTTGAGTACGAAGAATACCGGAAGACCTGCGAGGGGGAGTTTCTTGACGCATATGTCGCGTGGTGGTCCGTTGAGGACATCCCTGCCGGGTATCACGTCTGGCGGGACAACTATATTTCCGGAACCGGCGGGATTCTGGGAAAGGCTCACCGTCTTTTTACCCTGACCAAGAACGAGTTTCACCAGTTGAAACAGATCGAGTGCCATGACGACATGATCTATGTGTTCTCAGATTCAGGGGAGGGCACCCGTTTTATTCCTGGGAATGTACAACCGACAGAGCAGAACCCTTATGACGGCTGGCCGGACATTTCGCAGTCGCCAAGGATCAGGGCTTACGATTTTTCCGGGAATCTGCATAGGGCTAACGAGTACAGCGGATACAGCTATATTGATCCGGCCTACAAGATAAATTATCAAGCTCGCGCAGCGTTCTGTTTTCAGATGCGGCAGTCGCGCACGGGGGACTATTCACCGATACAGGTCATTGACACCGAAACGCTGGCCGTTGTCAGGACGATACCCTTGGGAGGGATTCAGAAACCAGCCGCAATGGTCAGCGTGCCGGCGACAAATTACATGCTGGAAAAGGTCAATGCTCTCCGGGCAGTCCAGCCGTGGGTATGGCGGGAGGAAGGCACTCGTTACCAGAGGCTTCCTTACATGGGATATAGCGCCCACTTGTCTGCTATTGCAAGGGTCCACCTGGAATGGTGCGCGGCCAACTGTCGGCTGTCACATGAAGATGTGAATGGGGACCTTATAGCGGTATGGGGCGTTCCCCTGGGGGTCTATTATGCGGGGGACAATCTGGCGCTGATTTCAAAAATGGGATCCTTAACGGAAGAAATAGATGCTGCAATGGCCGGGTGGACGCTATCCCCTCACCATTTCGCCAATATGGTAGTTTTTGATACAGTGACAATGGGCTGGGCCGTGGTGGATTTCCCCATGACCTGCACTGAAATTACACATGGTCCAGGAATGTATAAAGATGGGGCCTACACCACGGAGGATGAGACCGTTCCAATCTCCGGCCCGCATCGGATGTTCATGCAGATTTTCGCGGTGGGGTGATGATTGGCGGCTGATGGCCGGATGGTTATGGATAACACGAATAATAATCAAGGAGGATGAGCGCAATGCTGGTCAATAACAATCTAACCGTAATCAATGCGGTCAATGGGGTCATCAACCTCCTGGGGAAGCAGGGAACGACATGGGGGCCGTTGCTTATATCGGTCAAGCTCAATGGAGCGCCGGTCAACTTGACTGGATATTTAGTCCGGGGGCAGATGCGGAAAAAGGTCTCCGCCTTGAACCCGGAGCCGGGATTGACCTTTGCTTTGGCAGATGCGGCCAATGGGGTTGTCTCCATGTCAATGTCGGCGGAAAATACGGCGAAGCTGGCCTGTGGCGACTCTGCAAAGGATGCTGCCAGCTCTTATGTCTGGGATATGGAGATTTACAAAGACAACCCCAATGAGGTTTCCCGGTTTTTCAGGGGGACAATCCGGGTTGAGGCCGAGGTTACAAGATAATGGCGGATATCAGCCTGGAAATAGCCGACGGCGGGGGCGTAACCGTTGAGGCGCAAACGACATCTGTCGTTGTCGGTCAGTCGCTTCTTGACCCTGCGATCACGTTAGAAGTGACCAGCCAGCCAGCGGTCGTTGAAATGGTGCTGCCGAGGGCCATCGCTGTAGAATTAGGGTTCACCTATACCGGAACGGCTGAACCCGGTGGCGGGGTCGAGGCCCCACCTGAGTCCGGCACGATAGTCCGTGTCGATGGGGTTATTACCAGCGTTGTTATGGAGTCAAAAACCATCACGCTGAACAGGGCCAATGGGTATATTGAGTCCATATCTGACGGGACAACAACCTGGACGTTCTTGAGGGACGAGAACAACGCCATTACAGGATGGGAGGTGACGTCATGACGGCAGCGGCATACGCAACAGATTTATCGGATATTGCCCTGGCTGAAAGCGGGGAAACGTGGGGTGAGCCAACGGGGTCTGCTGACGGCGCGGCACCATCGGCGGAAACGGATTATTTCATCCAACAAGCCAACTGTTTTTCCAAAGCCTGCGCGATAGCTGGCGGGGGGCTTTGCGGCATGGGGACTCTGGCCGGCAGTGCAAAAACAATCACCAGTCCAGCGGCGGTTTTTATCTGGTTGTTTTTCGCCTGCCCGAACACCCTGGACACGGAAAATAATGGCGGGATGCAGGTCATTATGGGCAATACTCTGGCCAATTACCGGCGATGGTATGTCAAAGGAAAGGACAGTTATACCTACGGGGGCTGGGTAAACATCGCGGTTGATCCGAACGTCGGTTATCAGGGCACATACGGATCGCCGTCCGGGGTCTGGCAGTATTTTGGGGCGGTCATGAAGACGCTGGCTACCGTTGCGAAAGGATCGCCATTCGGCACGGATGCAATCCGGTTTGGTCGTGAGCTTCGTGTAACCTACGGTGATTCTGGAAGCGGCTATGCCACCTTTGCGGCGGCGGCGGCCAAGAATGACGCCAATGACGGTACGGCGGGCTACAATCGGTGGGGGCTGTTTCAGGTCATCGACGGCGGGTATCTGATGAAGGGCCTGTTCCTGATGGGGAATGCCACCACGGTTGTTGACTTTCGGGATGCCAACCGGAGCATTGCCATTCAACACAATTTGCGCGTGGCGTCATCATTCAATGGCTTTGAGGTGCGGAATGCTTCAAGCCGCGTGGACTGGACCAATATTGCTATCGCGGCGCTTGGGACTGTTTCCAAGGGGTTCTTTCTTGTCACGGACAATGCCGATGTGAATAAGGACGGCTGCGTATTCACGGACATGGATTATTTCACCTATCTGGCGCAAAGCACCATCCTGAACTCAACATATCGCCGGTGCGGGCTGGTGACACAAAACAGTGCGGTCTTTACGAATTGCATATTTGAAGCGGCGTCCGGCGTCGCGGCGGTAGTTGCCAACAATCCTTCTTTGATTACCAATTGCAAGTTTGTTTCCGGCGGCAGCGGTCACGCAATCCGGGCTACGGCCACGGGCAATTTTGATTCTGTGGGGAATACCTTCACCGGATATACCGCTTCCAGTGGAGGTAATGAGGCTTTTTATAATGATTCGGGCGGCACGATCAATTTGACGATTTTGAGCGGGGACACCCCGACGGTGCGCAATGGTTCCGGGGCCACCACCAATATCATTATCCCCGAAGTTTCTTTGACGATATCAGCGTCAGTTTCCCTTGTAGGGGCCGAGGTCAGAATTTATGACATGGATAATTCACCCGCTGGCAGTCTGGGTACTGAACTATCTGGGATTGAGTCGCATAATGCCTCGACATATGTCTTTACCGGATCTTCCGGAAATGTGATTTGGATCCAAATCATGAAAACAGGGTACGTAGAGTACGGCCAGCAGTTCACGATGCCGAGTTCAAGCGGCGGGTTATTTTGTAATTTAGTTCAGGACCTAAACGTCTAAAAAAAGAGAGGGCGGAAAATGTTAATTGACCACACCAATTTTTCTACAAATTTGAAAGAGTCCACCAGCCCGCGTGGATCAACACCGGATGGCAACGTATATTTCGACGTTGCCAACAATGAGATACAGCTCATCGGGGTTGACGAGCTGGCTCAAGTCAACTTCGGTGCGGGGCTGGTAGACAACCCGTTGACCAATTTCGACGGGATCACCTTGCGGGCGCTTTACAATTTTGACAATGCTCGGCGGCGGGCGAATGAAACACTGCGGAAGTTTCTCAGAGGAACGGCTGGCAACTATCGGTTTGCCGGTGCTTTTTCGTTTATCAACGGGGTTAAGTTGGACGGAACCGACCGAAACAAAATCCGGTCTTCCGGATGGATTGAGTATGCGGATACCCAGGACGGGGCCACCGATGTTGACCGGATTTACCATGGCGTATTGTCTCTGGTTGATATTCAGGCCGGAACGGTTCCCCGGTGGGCGCTGGCTACGGCTACGGATGAAGATTCTTTACAGGCGGCGACGTGGGCGGCCTTTGTTCGTTCGGGCGATATCAATGAGGCGGTACAGGTTTATGGCGATACCACTTATGGCGATACCGGCGCGGGGGATTTTGATTATACCACCCGGACACTGATTGTCCGGGTCCGTTCATGGGGCTATAACCCCGGCGAGACCACCAGTATTTTGACCGGTATTGCTGAGTTTTCAGGCTTCTCCGCTGGTTACGGTGTTGGCGAATCGCTGAACCCGGCCAATATTTACACTTTGGCCAATGTTTATGGAGGTTCTCAGATTGCCCCCTGGACAGGGATGGCCTTAGAGCAATTGGCCTCGTCACAGACAGAAACCGGGTTCAACGAGGCGGACGGCAATTTTAAATGGGTGCTGCATAATACCGGGGGCGGGACGGTTCAGGAGTGCGCGGCCTTCCTTGATGCTTTAATTCTGCAATCTGGGGTTATTGATACCCACGCCGGCGGAACTTACACCGGGCAAAAGGGCCGAGTCTGGTATGCCAGGAACGCGGCCGGGAAGGTGGTCACATCAAGTCTGGGCGGTGAGGGGTTATTCATTGAAGGGCTTTCTACGGCCGAAAAACAGAACGTGATCATGACCGATGATGCCGGAAGCGCAAAAACCTACCCGTACTTCCCGGAGGTTCAAATTTCAGTCGGTGCGGCAGCTCTGGCGGATACCAACGCCTGGTATCATGTGTACTATGCGGACGGTGCGGCTGATGCGGATTTTGACAAGGCGGGAGCCGTAACCGTGAACGATTCTTCCGGCGATCCGGTCAAGGGCAATGTCGTTGCGGATGCCGTGGGCGGCAAGATTTCCTTCGCCTATGCCTATGACACCAATACCCAGGCGGGGCTTTCCGCTGGGGTAAACAAAAACATCGTGGTTATTGTGGAAGGTGATGGCGGGGCGGCCCAGGCGATTACTTACGCGACCATTACCCGCAGCGCAGTGGTCGCTGTGACGTGCGCTCCGCCTGCTGACAATAATGCTTAAGAGGTGTTGAAATGAGCGTTTTATCGCCTGTTGTCGATACATGGGACGGGGATACCCGCAGAATCTTTTTAAGGCCGGGGGTGTCTGCCTTCCATTGGATTGATGACATTTACAAAGAATATCGCAAGTGGAGGCGGGAGGAAGAAGCGGCGCGGAAATGGGCGCCGCTTCTCCGTGCGGACGGGAACAATCCCAAAGGAGGGGGGAAGTTCACGCCGCGTTATGTGACCTTGCTATCAGGGGCCAGGGTAGTTCCTTATGATGAAGATTCAACGATCCAGATTACCGGAGAGGCTATTACCGACAACCCTGATGTGGATCCAAATCCTTTCGACACATCGACAAGAACGGAATCAATCAAGCTGTATATCGAACAGCCGACAGCCGAAGTGATCAGGGTTTCAACGGGTGGCGTCGACTTTACCATTGAGGCGGTTGCGGCTGCGGTTGTGGATAAAATCATAAGCGGTTCCCATCCTGACGGGAGCGTGGCCGATTATCTGAAACGGATAGAAATGAAGGCTGACGATAATCTGGCCATGATAATAGCGGCCGGGTAAAGGGGACTTATGGAACAACAAGTTATCCAGTGGATATTGACAATGGCGGTCATGGTGGCGCTGGCTTGGGGCGGGGCCAAGTATGCGATCGGGGATCATGGGCGCACGCTCATGAACCACCAGGAAGCGATAGAAGGATTGAGGAAAGAAATGGCGATATTGACACCGAAAGCGACAACGGAAAAAATTCGGGACGAAATAAAGCAGTTGGTTCCCTTTAGCGTTTGCCGGGAAAAGCAGAGCGGATGCAGGGAGAGCAACGAAAGCTCGACCAATGAAATCCTGAAGAAAATTGACAAATTGTCGGAAGTTATCAACTACCAGGACCAAAAAAGGGAGTGCGGAAAAGATAAATTCCAAGAGGCATTAACCGATATGTCGCGGGAGCTTGCGGACCTTGCGGCGACAATCAGGGAGCGGGGAAAAATGTTCCGCAAGGAAGAAGGGGGGGCAGGTGAACCTCATAGCTGGATTTGAAGCCTGGTCAGAGATAGAGCTTCTGACGGGGACGATTTACGGGGAGGCCAGCGGGGAAACGACCGCCGGGAAAATCGGCGTGGGAATGACGATCCGGACCAGGGCGTTGAACCCCTGCTGGTGGGGGCATAATTGGCGGGAGGTCATCCTTCTTGACAAACAGTTCACCTGCTGGGCGGATCATAACCGGGCGCGGATCAGGAAGGGGCTTGCGGATCAGGACCCGGCCTGGAAGATTTGCAGCCGGGTCGCCCGTGATATCTATGCGGGGAACATTGTAGACAAGATTGGAGGGCCGACCAATTATCATGAGGAAGGTATTTTGCCAAGGTGGACCCGGAAAATGAAGCGACTTGCCCATATTGGGGCGCATATTTTTTACAGGGACCTGACGGTCCAGATAAAGGTGATGCCATGAAAAGACTGATTTTAATTTTGTTTTTCTGTTTTTGTTTTGTTCAGGGGGCGATCGCCGCTCCGTTTTTAGCGAGCGATCCCCAGGCGTCTGCTGTCGGCCTGGGCTTTGAGGTCTGGGAAAATGTCAAGGGACTTGCAGAGCACATGATAGTGCTTTCCGGGACGATGATCGTTTCTGCCGAAAATAAACCGGACGGGAGTATCTGGTACGACATGAAAGATGTTCCTCCCGGCGAACATTTCTGGTACGTCCGTTACTTCCAAAATTGGGGCTTTTACGGTGCGGAAAAGATTGAAGCAGGAGGGAAAACGTATTCCGTTTTCGTCCCTTTCGAATTCACAAAACGGTCGCCTGTGGTCGTTTTTACCAAGGGATTGCGACTTGTACCACAATAATCAAGCTCAACACGGGGCGGTAGCAAGGGGAGGGAAGCCCAGAAAATCCGGTTTTTCCTCTCCTTGGGGATCAATCTTTTTACCAAAGATGGGGCATTTCGCATGGAAAAAATTGATGATGTCGAGGTTTTTAACAACGGTCGAGGTTGGCGGATTTCCATAAGTTTGAACGAAAAAAAGACGGTGCTTACCAAGAGCCAGGGCGAGGTTTTGGTAAAAAAAATGCAGGTGGCATTGTCACGAATTACCGATAAAAACATGCCGGATTGACGGTAAAAAGACCGATTTTAGCTCAATTAATACGAAATCACCAATTTAATCGCTAACGGGCGTAGCCGGTCCCTGCCGAGGTGCAAGGTTTCGGTTGATGTCAGTATATGGGGGAGCCATTGAGACTGCATCGACGTTTTTATAGAAGTATTAAAACCAACCGTTGGCGAAGGAAAGCCGATGGCGAATCAATTAGCATCGACATCTATAGGGGGGACGACTTATGGTTTTCATATTTGAATTTTTTTTCGGAAAAATAGCGGGTGCGCTCGACGGCTACAAGGTTAAAATCGGGGCCGCTGGCTCCATTTTGGTCGGCATTTCTGGGTTGATCGGGCACTTTTTCCCTGACGCCGGCTGTCCTGAAATGGACGTTGAAAAAGCTCTTGGGTGGATCGCCTCCGGCTGGATAGTTTGGGGCGGGAATCACAAAATGCAAAAGCTGATCGACAAGTGAAAAGCCCGGAAGGTGAGCCTGCAAAAATTATTCGGGTCATGGTCGATCCAATCGCCATCTGGCGATTTTTTAAAAACTGGCAGAAAAAATGTGCCATCAACAAAATAAAAAAATGGGGGGGAAGGTATGACAACAGTGCTGGCGGTATTGTCGATGCTTGGGACTCTGGTCCCGGTAATAATCGACCTGATGAAGACGGTTGAAAAGGAAATGGGGGCAGGGACCGGGAAGGATAAAAAAGAAAAAGTCCTTGATGGAGTCCGGACGATTATCGGAGACGAAACGGTTTGGGCGAAGTTGCAGACGTTGTTTTCTGGCATAATCAATTTCCTTGCCATGATGCATTTCGGGTCCAAGGCGGCGTAGCAATACGATACACCACGATATCAAGCTATTATTATAAGGGGGGTCCGGGCGAAAGCCTGCGGCCCCTTTTTTTATTCCAGCCTTCCCGTGACAATCCATGGGCTATGGCGGATCCTTCGGCCCCAGGTTGGCATGGCCGGTTGCGTTTCGTGCTTCTGGTGTCGTTCTATTGGTTTTTTTTGCTTGTCCCTGGCCGGTAGCTGGCGATGTGCTGAGGCGCAGGGAATGAAGTCAAGCTATTATTATAAGGGGCTGCCCCAGGGGGACGGGGATGCCCGTAAAATCTACTTCTGAGTATGCGGAGAGAACGAGAACCTTTTATTGATGGAGAACGGGGGGCGAAAAAAAATAAAAAAAAATAAAAAAACGTGTTGACACTTTAAATTCATACGAGTATCTTGCCAATCAAGTGATCAGAAAAACATCAACGAAAACGGGGAGATACAAAATGGAAATCAAATTAAGCAAAAACGAAATCAAACTTGGACAGTTCGGAATCGAGATTGAATTTATCGCCCCGGTCGGCAGAGAAGATATTTCCGAAGCGATTCGGAACGCTGGAATTGAGTGCGAAGCTCAAGGATACAATCATCTGCCCAGCAGAATGTGGAAGATCGTAACGGACGCCTCTGTAAAAGCAAGAGACATTCGCTTCCAGGGCATGGAAATAGTAAGCCCGATACTGGTCGGAAAAGCAGGGCTTGAAGCGCTGGCGATCGTTTGTGATGTTCTGAAAAACAAGGGATGCAAAGTCAATATGACCTGCGGCCTGCACGTTCACCATGACGCCCCCCATTTTGGCCCGGACAAAGTCGCCAAGATGATCAGATACTACAAGAAAGCTGAGAAAGTCATCGACTCGATGATGCCAGCAAGCCGACGGGGAAACGCAAACGAATACTGTCGGTCAATGCTGGACCTGGACGAGAGACAGACCCCGCTGTCGAGATACTATAAAGTGAATTTCCAGTCCCTTCTGAGACACACGACGGTCGAGTTCAGACATCATTCTGGAACGATTGAGGCCGATAAGATTCAGAGCTGGATCCTTCTGACCGCCCTTATCATGAACAAAGTGTCTGGCTGCAAGAAAGTCCAGAACGACAAACCTTTCGAAAAATGGCTGGACCTCAAATGGGACCTTGGATTGTCCTTTCAGGGCGAAAAAACTCCCGAAGCCGAGGCGATGGTCAAATATTATTACAAAAGAATCCGGCTCATGGCGGTCGAGGCATAAAAAGAGATAGGGGGGAGAGGGGAAACCCCTCCCTTGTCTTTTGTTTAAGAGAGGCCCCTTGCTTTCCGGGGCCGTTGTCGTTTGGAGGGGCAAGGGCGAAGGCAATGGGCGGGGTCAATGGTATCGGATGGCGGAACGGCAAGGATGCCGTGGCCGAGAACTGAGCGAGCAACGCTGGCAAGACGTCCACATTATGCTATCAAGCTATTATAATATAGGGGGGACGGGAGAAATGGAATACGACTACGACATAATGGATGACGATTTCGTTATTTTTTTTATCAGCCACACAGGATATGTTTTGACTTCCTGCCAGGTCGGCTGGAAGCGGGTCCGGGAAGAACTGGCAGCCCCAGGTCATGATATAGACCCCGGCGGGTTCAGATATCTGAGGGACGGCAGCCCCGTACCGGTCGATGAAGGGGAGAAAATAAAAGCCACATGGGAGCTGACGCGAAAAAAAATACAGGAGTCCTGGGACGTTTATTGCGGCAGGATCTCCATCAGGGCGGCTCATAGAAAAAGAATGAGCGACAAAAGATAGAGCCGAATAAAACGTGTTGACAAGTTAATCCAAGGCCCGTATAGTCAAACCAATTGATCTGGAAATCAATCAAAACGAGGGGGCTAAAATGTGTATCATAATTTACAACGCACCGAATAAGAGAAAAAGAAAAAAACTTGCTTACAGCACTCTGGCCACGTTATGGCAGGGCAATCCGGATGGAGCGGGATACTGGGTTGAACGGGAAGACGGCGACGTCTTTTTTTCCAAAGGGTTCTTTGATCTGGCGAGCTTCATGAAGGCAATTTTAGCGGAAGATTTGACGGGGACCAATCGCTACGCGATACACTTCCGATGGGCCAGCGTGGGAGAGGTCAAGCCGTCTTTGTGTCATCCGTTTACGGCAGAAAATGGTGGCAAATGGTGGCAACTTAAAGGGTTATCAAGCCGGGTTGTCATGCACAACGGGACGCTTCCCATCCCGGTAAGCGCCGGGCGGTCTGACACGGCCGAGTACGTTGCCAGTAGGTTGTCGAAAATGGGGGGCCTCTGCGACCCGGCGTCCGTGAAAAAGATTGCGTCCGAGACGGCTGGAAGCCGGATGTTGTTATACGACAAGGGAAAGGTCACGATGACAGGGGCCTGGGTTGAAAAAAATGGCTATTATTTTTCGAACACGAGGGGGGCATGGGTTTATGAAAATCAAAGATATTGCTGACAGGCAGAAAGAAAACGTGATCGCCCGGGCGGACCGGGCCATTGCGATGTTCGGGGCCGATAGAGAATTATCAGGAAGCCAGGTTGACGTGGCGTTGGAAATGGGCCGGGCGTCTCTGATGCAGATGAGCAAGCGGGACATCACCAAGAGATTTGTGGACCCGGAAGATTTAATTTTTCTTGGTCTGTTGGAGTCTTTATGATAGACACTGAAAGCCCACGCCGGGCAGGGCGTCCCCCAGGGTCAAAAAGCGAAAAGAGGTTGAACCCAAAACTCTTGCGGGTTCATTACAACACGCGATTGCCTCGTTATGTGGTTGATTGGTTACGGGCGCAACGGGGTTCAGTCGCGCGGCTTATCACAGCGGCAATAGTCGAGAAGTATGAAATTGAGGTTCCGCAAGTGCAAAAAAAGGTTAAGTTCAAGGGCCAAAACGTGCTGGCAACTGAGAAAGTAGCCAAAGAGAAGAAAAAAGGGGCTGCGGAAAAACCCGCAACCCCCTGAATTTATTTGGTGGGCGGTAAAGGATTTGAACCTTCGGCTTCTACCGTGTGAAGGTATTCAGTGCCCACAACCCACTGTTTTTCCTGCCTATAAATCAAGCCTCCAAGAATGAAAGTAGCCAACAGTAGCCAACAGTTGCCGCTGTTTCCTTTTCTGCGCTGGTTTCTTGTTCCCCTTGCCCTGCTTCTTTTTCTCCTTCGGTTTGGCAACGTCTATTTTGGCCGAAACCGGCGGAAGGTCCGGCATCCGATTGACCAAGGAAATCCGGGCGGCGCTTGAAACGTGCTGATAATGCTTCCTTAGCGTTTCAGGGGACGACCCCATTATTTCCGATAATGTCTTGTAGTCACAGCCCGACTCAATCGCGGTGGTTGCGTACCAGTGGCGCAAGTCATACAGCCTGAGCCGTCTGCGAGCGGGGATCCCCGCGTTTTTTTTGGCAAAGGCCCAGGCCACATGCAAGCACTTCACGGGGCGGCCGTTTTGGTGGATGATCGGTCCATACGGGTTGTTGTCGGAATCCCTCCAAGCCTTAAGTTCTTTTTCAAAGTCTGGATGTATGGGAACTTCCCGAAGTTTAGGGCCGCCCTTGTCCGCTGAGGTGATCCGGATAACGCCTGTGTCCCAAAGGACTGAATCCCACCGAAGAGACAGCATTTCAACCTTTCCAGGGCGCAGTCCCGTGAAATAGGCGAGCTTTATCGCCCGGACCAACCGCTCGTTTGCGTGCGCCAGGATCGCCCCGACCTCTTGCTGAGTCGGAGGGGGAATGACGGCATCGTCTGCCGGCGGCAATTGGAAGTCCCTGACCGGATTGAAGGGAAGGAGGGGCGGACGGCGTTTTGCGGCCCAGTTCAGGATGGCCTTGATGTCTGTTAACTCCCTGCGGATGGTGCTCATTTTGACTGTCTTGCGGCGGGTGGCGATATATCGGTCGAGGTCGTCATGGGATAGCAGCAGGGCCGTCTTGTCGCCGAGTGTCGGGACGATTATTGAGGCCAACCGGATCTTGCATTGCTTCTCTGAGTTCGCGTTAAAATTGCGCTGAACAAGATAGTCTTCCGCAAGCTCGAAAAAACTTGGGCCTTGTTCTTCCTTTAACCGAGGCTTGGTCCGTTTGAAGTCGAGCTCCCGGTCCCGCTCCCTGGCTTTGGCTTCTGCTGTTGGGCCTCTGCCGTAGTATTCCCACCTGTATTTGCTGTCCTTGTCGGCGTCATAAATTTTTACAACCCACCGTCCATCTTTTTTTCTGTGGACGCTCATTATTTGCAATAACCAAGATAAGAATCCGCAGTTGCCTCCGCTGCCATTTCAACAGGACTTTTCGCTTGCAGTGAGAGGTTTAACAAGAAAAATATAGTTGATTCAAGTATTGAGATTAACCGAGCGTCGCCTGATTTGAGGATTTTGGCCGCCCCTAACTGTATTTTTGCAAGCCTGTCGTCTACAAAAATACCCTGTTTTTTTTCTGTTGGCGGAAGTCGATACAGGTTGGCAGGATCGACAGCCCGGCGAGAAAAAAAACTCGGCCTGACGTCCGGCGCGACCCCCGTTTCACAGATTGCCCTCCCCAGGTCCAAGAATACAGAGAGAGGGAAGCCCAATGCCTCAGCGATCTTGAACTGACTTTTCAGGCCCGCTCTTTTTCGTTTACTCCTGATAAGGGAAATCATGGCCTCCGATAGCCCTGTGTCAGTGTGGAGCCGCTTTTGCGCTCCGCTCCATCGCTGTTGCTGCCCCATGAAATGATTGAAGGCGGCCATGAAATAAGCATAGTTGGTGTTTTCAGTTGCGTCCATTTGCAGCCCCCCGTTTCTGGGTTAATTGCCGTGTAGGTTCTTAACCAATGGTTAAGTTTTACCCCCCCAAATAACACACGAGCTATGGGGTGTAAATGTTTTTTTTAAAATAATATTGATACCTCTGTTTTTACAGGGAAATTTACCAGAATTAACTTTTGTTAATAATGGTTAATTTTTCGTTGACATTCTTAACGCTGGTAAAGTAGTGTGCGAACCCATGAAAAATACAAACCAATCACAACTTGCAGAAAGCGCTGGGATAAGCGAGGCGATGCTGTCTTTCATTAAAAGTGGGAAGAAGCGGGCGGGCTGGAAAACCGCCAAGCGGCTTGCGGCAATAACCAAAACAAGCGAAGCGCTGTGGCTTGATGGAGAGGTCGCAGAAATACAGACGACCATTATTTCTTTCATTGAAAAACAAAGAAAGGGTTCAGACAGTGACGCCTGAAATAGTCTCCTTGCTTAGACAGTCCCAGATATTGATTCAAAAGATGTGCGAGCTGACCGGTCAATTAGACGAGGTTACAAGGGCGATGATTCCTGTCGAGGGGAAAAGGCCAAAGACGGGAACGCCGAAGGAGCTAATGGCAAGAATGAATAAACGAATCGCTGACAGAGATAGGGGGAAAGAAAAAAAATGATCGGACCGAAAACGATGGTCGCGGTTTCAGACGCGATTGCAGGATTATTGAGGGAAAACCAAAGCGCGATTGACGGAGCATACGAAACGGCAGGTGAACTTGGCCTTTCAATCGCCGCCAAGTTCGGGAAGGTCGGCGCTCGCGGGGTTGACTGTACGGTTTCGCTGACTTTCGTCAAGGAGAAAATCAAGGCCGAAACGAAGTTTCAGTATGACGAGGATCAGCTTCCGATTGATTTTGACGTCAAGGTTGTTCAGGGACAGCCGGTCCCTTATGCGTCAAGCAGGCGTGAAGCGGAGGGGCTATTTTGATAGATTACAACTTCCGGGATAGAGACGAGAAGGCAGGGGATAAATGGCTCCTTGTGTATCTGCAAGGAATCCTTATCGCGGTCTGCTTGGTGGCCGGCGTCGTGCTCGGACTGGCGATGTAATGAATCTGCCCTCCGTGACGACAGTCCTGTCTCCTTTCAGCGATTTTTCAGCGATCCGGCCGGAGGTATTGAGGCGGGCAGCAGAAAGGGGAACCAGGGTACACGCGGCATGTTCTGCTTATGGCCTGGGGCTTTGGTCTTGTTCCCTATTGTCAGGGGACATGCCTTTTTATGAAAGTTTTTTGAAGTGGGTACAGGTAGCAGCCCCGGCGTTTCTGTCGGTGGAGGAAGAATTCAAAGACGAGAGGCTTGGATACAAGGGCCACCCTGATGCAATTATCAGGCTGGCCGGGGAAAAGAGGCTGACAGTTATTGATTACAAAACCCCCATGAGCCTTTCGCGGTCATGGTTCCCCCAGATAGCGGCGTATGCTCATCTGGCAAGGGTTTCTGGTTATGACGTTCACCGAGGGCTTGCCGTTCGTTTAAGGAGAAATGGCGGAACCCCGATGGTGACAGAGGTTGATGTCGATGGCGAGCCGTGGGCGGCTTTCATGAATGCGCTCGGTGCTTACAAGTATTTTAAAACTGGAAAATAGAGGAAAACAAAGATGAGCTTAGAACCAGCATTTGATTTTATGGCGGTAGTCAATGGCCCGGCGGTCGAAGTCCAGCCCCAGGTCGAAGTCGTGAAGGCGAACGACCCGGACAAAGCGTGTCGCATCCTCCGGCGGATGTATCTCCCGGAAATCGACCGGATGAAAAAAGCTGCACACGACTTGGTGGTTGTCGATGAAGAAACGAATAATCTGGCGATCACGATGGCCGGTCAAGCAAAGAAAATGGCTGGGGTCATCGAAAAAAAGCGGAAAGAGGTTATCTCCGAGCCGTATGAATTCACCAAGACGGTCAATACTTTCGTGAAGGTGTTCAGTGTGGCGCTGGCTGAAATTGAAGCCAAGCTGAAAAGGGACATGACCGGATATCTCCTTCAAGTCAGAATGAAACAGGCCGAGGACCAGCGCCGGGCGGATGACGAGGCCCGGAAAGTCCAGGCTGAATTTGATGAACGGGCGGCCAAGGGCCAGTTCGTTGCCCCGGTTGTTGCCCCTGCGGTCATCCCTACCCAGAAGGTGTTCAGGTCGGAAACGGGTGCGGCGGTCCATTTGCGGAAGGACTGGAAGTGGGAAATCACGGAAGAAATGGATATTCCCCGGAAGTACATGGTTGTCGATGAAGTGGCCGTAAACAAGGCTGTCAGCGCAGGAATCAGGGCTATCCCTGGACTTCGAATCTTTGAACTGGAAACGGCGGTTATCAGGTCTTGAAAGGAGCAAAAAAAATGGAAAATGAAAAACTCGACAGGGCAATCGCGTTACGGGCGAAGATAGCCGAAGCAAAGCGGTTTGAAGACTGTTCCAACTATTGCAGCCATGTCGGATATCAAAGGGAAAATGGCGCGTCCGGCCGGATCAATGTGAGTAGTGAACTGATGGCTGTTATAAAAACATTGGTGCAGGATGATTGCCGGAAAAAGCTGGATGCATTGGCGAAAGAGTTTTCAGAGCTTTAAACCAAAAACCAAGATCATAAAAGGAGCTAAAAAAAAATGGAAAATTTACCGGCTGTACAGAACAAAAACGTTGCATTCATTCCCCAGAGCATTGCGGGGGCGATGGAGTTGGCAGGGATTATGGCGAGGTCTGGATTGATGCCGAAGGGCATCCAGACCAAGGAAGCGGTCTTTGTGGCGATGCAGATGGGCCTTGAGATCGGCCTGTCCCCTATGGCGGCGGTCCAGAACATTGCGGTGATCCACAACCGCCCCGGCCTGTTTGGGGATGTCGCCCTTGCGGTTGTTCGTGGAAGCGGCGAACTCGAGTATTTTGAAGAATGGAGCGAGGGGGAGAGGAAAACCCCCGGCTGGACATTTTACTGCAAAATCAAGCGGCGGGGGGAAAAAGAGGCGATCGGGTCCTATTCGTGGGCGGAAGCGTGTGAGGCGGGGCTTGATAAGGCTGACTCGGCAAGTTCGTGGAAGAAGTGGACGAATCGCATGATGCAGTTCAAGGCCCGTAACTTCGTAATGCGGGATCATTTTACTGATATTTTGAAGGGGATCAGGACCCATGAGGAAAACGTGGATGCTATTGACATGGAAGAACTGAGCGATGTTGACGGGGTGTCCCGGTATCAGGTCGCTCCGGACGTCGCCGCTCAGGAAGCCGAGGAAGCTAAGACCGGCGGTTCGGTTTTTCATATGACCGCCAGCGAGAATTACCAGGGCGATGATCTTGTCAAGCTGAGTGTTTTTGTTAAGGCAACGGCGGAGGTTCACGGGGTTGCCGACTATATCATTGAGGGCCGGGCCATGGATAATTGGGCTGGTTTTTCGGCAGCGTTTGAGGCGTGGAAAGTGAAGCAGGCGGAAAGCTCTCTTCCCAAAGAACAGCCGATTGAGGTCGATGCGCCCCAGGTTGAAAAAGAGGCTGAGGGGCGGCCGTCGGATTCCGCTGTCTGGGCGGATTTCCGGGGGCGGTATATCAATTTGAAAACGTCCGGGTTTGCCGGTTTTGTCCTGGCGAATAAAGAGCTTTTTGAGAATTGCCCGGCGGAGCTGCTCAATGAGGCGAAGGAGAAATGGGCCAAGCTCTACACTGGTTATAAGTGGATGACTCCCATAAGCGGACTGAATGGGGCAGGTAACGGCACTGCCCAGAGACCGCAGGAGCAGGCCGTGGCAAGCCCGGCGGTCGAGGCCCCGGCGGAACAGGCGGTCCCCCTGTCTTATACCCGGCAGTACAAAGATTTGATGGAGTTCAAGAACGAGTTCCCCACCCTGTATTCACAAGCCAGGATTGAGCTCGCAATCGGGCCTGATTCAATCGAAAACTGTTCGAGGCTTCACACGAAAATGGAGAAGCTGGTTGAACAACAGATCGCGGTTGAAGTCAAGGCAGAGGAAAGTGATCCGCCGGCCGGTTTGGATGAATTCAACCAGTTCGGATAAAAAAACGGGCGTGGCCATAGTGGTCGCGCCCGACTCGTTTCTGGAAGAAGGAGGGGCAGGAAATGATTTTACCGAAAATGACAACAGTCGATTCGTCAATGATAAAGGCTGTCGGATATGTCCCGGAGAGGCTGGCCTTATATGTCAAGTTTTCTCGCGGCGGAACTTATGTTTATCTGGGCGTTATGCAGGATGCCTACAACGATTTGGTTGGAGCGGTGTCAGTAGGTGGCCACTTCCATCGGCATTTTATGGGGGTTTATGAGGCGCACAAGTGCGAGCCGGAAGGGGAGCGGATATGATTGAACAAGGAAGGGAGCCGATTTGTGCAATGTGTGATCATTACACGTTTAAATGTCGGAAAGATGATGACACGGAACAGGGCTGGGCGTTCTGTCTATTCTTTGATAAGCACTTCCCCCGGCAGACCGTGGACGAAAAGGCGGCGGGGCTGCGAACCTGTAAGAACTGGAAATAAAAAAGGGGGCGGGATGACGGAACAATTTAAGGATTACCAGCGAATACAGTTTGAGACGTGGGAGAGAAAAGCCGTTGCATGTCAATCAAGGCGTGAGCCTAAGCCGGTTTATGGGCATCATGCATATGACGTCAATGGGGTTAAAAAATGGAAGTGTTCAATAAATAATTACGGCCCCTGCCAGTTCTCTGCTGCGGACTGTTTTTTGGTCCATTGGGGGTTAATATGACGCGACAAGAGCTTCTAGTGGCCCACAATGATTTCGTATCAGAGCGGATTGCGATTATTATGGAGATCCCGGGAAAAGATGAAGCAGAGGCGATTGCAGAGGCGAGGGAGCAGTGGGAGAAATACAAAAAACGCCTGGATGTCAGATAAAGCTGGCGCCAGGAAAACGAAAGACATCCCCGTGGCCTCCACAGGGTGATTCGCCGGAGTTTCCACCGTGTAATTAACCAAGGCCGACAAGTATCTCACGGGGTCAGAGGCCGGGCCTTTGATTTTTTAGATAGTCGGCCAGACCGGCATATCAAAAACTTTTCTGTCTTGCAAGGAGCGAGGTTTTGAGAATGAAAAAAAAGAAGCCGGAAGCCATTATCAAGATATGCGAAAACAAAAATTGTGGGGCGTCCTTTGTTCCATATCCGACCCAGCGGAAACGACAGCGATTTTGCAAGAAGTGTGGGAAGACGCAAGGGCGGATGATAGAGAGCATACCGGAGCAGGTTTGTCCAAATTGCGAAAAGGTGTTTATCCCCAGGCGGCACATGATAGGGAAGCAGACATATTGCTGTGCGGTCTGTCGGATTGAGGCGAAGCGGAAAGAGGCGTTGGCTCGTAATGCTAAAAACATGCGGGAGCGAAAAACGGTCGCTGCAAGGTGTCCGATGTGTCGGAAGGTGCACATGGTTGCTCTTTCGTGGGACCAAAAAATTATGCCCTGGATATATTGCGGGCCGTGTGAGTCGATACGGGCCTCAATCAACATCCATGGGGCTACCGATGATATCGGGCACAGGATTCTGCGCGGGTAGAAGATGAAAGTGCAAAAGGGGGGGAGGGGAGACCCTCCTTTTTGCATGTTGACGTTGACAAAATTAACCTCGGTAAAGTAATCAGTCGGCCAAAACTCTAAAAAGGGGGGCTTATGTCTTGAAAGCACAAAAGGCGAGGGGGCGAGAATGGGCAGAATTAGAACGGTGAAGCCGGAATTTTTCCGGCACGAGGGGTTACAGGATCTGGAAATCCAAAATCCCGGAATGTATGTCATGCTGGTTTTTCAAGGTCTGTGGACCGTTTCTGACAGAGAGGGCCGCTTCCGGTGGAAGCCGAGGCGGTTAAAGCTGGATATACTGCCGTTTTTAAATTTCGACATCGAGCGGGTGCTAAATCTGCTTGAGGCAGCGAAGATGATCGCCAGTTATGAGGTTGGAGGCGACAAGTTCGGCCAGGTTGTCAATTGGGCCAAGCATCAGTTAGTGGGGAGGTTTGAACCTCCGAGTGAAATACCCGGCCCCGACGGTGTAAGGGATGAATATATTCTGCCTCCGAATCAGACTGAGAGGAACCGAATCTACCAAAGAGACAATTACACCTGTGTCTATTGCGGCCGGAATATGCGGAACGATTCAAGGGCGATCTGCCTGGACCACGTACATCCTGTTAACCGTGGCGGAACGAACCAAGTTAACAACCTGGTTGTGGCTTGCAAGAGCTGTAATGCGATCAAGGGCGATAAGTTATTGGAAGAAATAGGTTTTTCTTTGCGCGGAGTTCGTTGCGAGGGTACGGTTAACGGAGGGTTAACCACTATGTTAACAGGGGGTGACTGGGTAGTGGACCCGGAAAGGGAAGGGGAAAGGGAAGGGGAAAGGGAAAGGGAAAGGGAAAAAAGAAAAGAGTCCCCTAACGGGGACTCTTCCCCCGTGCCGGGGGAAAGCGTGCGCCAGGAAAAAGAACCAAGAAAAAGAACCGAAGGGAAAAAGCAAAAAAAGGACGTCTGCCCTCAACAACAAATAATCGAAACCTACCACGCTTGTTGCCCTGGATTGCCAAGCGTCGAGTCGTGGAACGATGGGAGCCAAAAGTCACTTGCGGCGAGGTGGTTCGAAAAAAAAGAGCGGCAAGACATCCGGTGGTGGCGGCAGTATTTTGAACGAGTCAACCAATCTGACTTTTTGACCGGTCGGGTCAAGGATTTTATGGCGAATCTAAACTGGCTGATCGGGCCGAAGAACATGGAGAAAGTTTTAAATGGGGCTTATGATTCACGGAAGGCGGCTATCCCTGAACGATTGAGAAATAACCTGAGCGCAGCTCATGACTTTATTCATGGGGGAGGAATTGAAACATGAAAGATGATCCGAGGGAAAAAGCAGCTTTTTCCAAGATAATGCTCGGAATCGCAGAAAACTTTTCCGCTCAAATGAGCTCCCCAGGCTTAAACCTCCGCTTTCTGGCTCTGAAAGAGTTCAGTCTTGAGCAGATTGAGACAGCGGCGATGAAAATACTGACAAGCAGAAAGGCCATGGGGATGCCGACCGTTGCCGAATTCATGTTGGCGATCAACGGGGACCAGCGAGCCAGTGACAAGGCAGAGGGTCAGGCCGTGGAGGTAATCAAGCAGATTCGAAGCGTGGGCAGTTATGGTTCACCGGTTTTTAACGATCCGATAACGAGAGCCTTGATGTGCGACCGGTGGTCGTTCCGGTCGCTGTGTTCGATGACGGAAACAGAATTGAAGTGGTGGTTCAAGGAATTTGTTGATGCGTATCAAGCCTCAGAGCGCAGGGGGGAATGCCTGGCGCTTGAAAGCAGGGCTGAGGGTAAAGGATTGAGGTTGTTACCTGGGGGACTCGAAAAATGACAGAAAAGCAGGAAATCTTCCTGGTTATATCTGGGGACCCGGTGTCTAAAAACCGCCCCAGGTTCGCCCGTATAGGTAAGGGGGTCAGGACGTACAGTGATCAGGAAGACGAGCAGAGCCTATGGGTCATGGAGGCGAGAAGGCAGCTCAAGCGGCTTAACCGATATTTTGAGGGGGCGATTGAGATCCGCGTTAGATTCTGGATACGCCGGCCGATGGGCCATTATGGGACCGGGAAAAACGAGGGGGTGTTGAGACCTTCAGCCCCGTGGCTTCCGGAAAAAAAAGCTGATTTGGATAATTACGAAAAGTTCATGCTCGACTGTCTGAACCATTGTCATATCTGGAAGGACGACTCTTGCGTGGTCGGAATTGATTCCAAAAAGAGGTTTGCGGAAAATGGGACTGAGCCCAGGACAGAGATTTTTATCACTGAAAACTTCGAGATATAAGGGAAAGAGAGAATGGGCAGGGTAAAAAAACAGAGCTATGAAACAAAGCGAAACAGGTTGATCCCGATTGCAGAAAATAATGTGAAGAACACAACCGGGCTACTATCAGGGGAAAAAGGCTGGGCAAGGGAGTTTATCAGGGAAATGGACCGCCTCGCGGTTGAAGTCGGAATTCAGGACCACAGGTATCATAAATGAGCGGTGTCGAAGTATTGCGCGGAAGGTGGATGCGGTCCTGTTTTTTCGCGTTTTGTCTGGTGCCGGCCAGCGTGTTAGCCGTCGGCGATGGGTTTATCGTGAAAGACCCGACGATCTATGAAGAAACCGTGCCCACCTTTTACGTCCAACAACGGGGTCGATATGGCCCATATCTAAAAAAAGGGGAAAGAGAAAATGGGGAAAATTATAAGGCGGGTGTTAATGGTCCCAAGAAAAAAACCAGAAGTCATATCAGACCTGGCTCATTTTCAAGAGATCGTGGGAGAGTGGGGAATAAAAACATTTCCAGAAAGCACGATGGAGGGGTGCATGGCGCACCTGGGCCGGGAGGTTGCAGAGCTTAAAGAGGCGATGAACGAAGGCGCGGTTTCCTGGATCGCAGAGGAATCCGTAGACATATTCATTCTGCTGCTGGGGATTGCTCAAAGATGTGGCTTTGATTTACTCGGCACAGCTGTTTGCAAGTTCGAGGCGTTACAAACAAGAAAATGGGCAGCCCCGGATGCAGAGGGCGTCATCGAGCATATCAGGGAAGGCGAAGATGCGTAGATATTTCGATATGCGCTTTAAGGGGTTTCAGCTGCCCGCTATGAGGCGCAAGTCGTGGCCGTGGCTGATTGTATTCGCCGCCGGAATAAATCTTGCCTTGGTCAACTCGCTAAGGCTCATGGTACGTTACGAAGATGTTTCGGGGGTGCAGTCGGAGGCGGAGCGGGCGGGGAAAAATGAACAGGTTCTGGGTCATGGTCGGTTTCTCTCGGTCGGCCAACCCGTCTTTTATTTTCAGGGCGACGGTTTGAAAACGGGTTATAATCCGGCCTGTTATAATTAAAAAGTGGTTCATTTTTACAAAAAAGGGGGCGGTTGATGACGGGAAATAAAAAGAAATCGCGGGGCGGATTGAGGGTCAAGGATATTATCTGGATTAAGGAGAGGCTTGCGCTGGCGGACAGGGCGGAGTCGAGCAGTAAAAAAATATACCGGGGTATTTGTGATCAGAATTATACCGTTTTTTTGGATGGCGTGGTTGAAATAGGGCAAATCGGAGAAGAGCTTTCGGAGTCGCAGGAGAGCAAGGAGGAAAGGGCAACCCAGGGGCTTTTAAAGAAATTGCGGCAGGTTGAGGCGGAGAAAAATCCGGATGATGTTATGGCGATCAGAATAGAAGAAGCCTTCCTCTTGCTTCGAAAAATATCGGAATTGCAAGAACATGTGTCAGCGTTGAATGGACAGCTTTTTCTGCGAAAACAGGAGGGAAGTCAAGGAGCATATGGCAAAGAAAAACGATAAACCGAACAAGCCAAAGGCGGAAATCGGCGGCGTGCCTGTCTGGTGCGCTTTTTCGGAGATAATTTCCACAGCAGAGGTCAGGGCTAACCCGCGGAACCCTAACCAGCATCCTATTGAACAGATAGACCTATTGGCGAAGATACTCAAGGAACAGGGTTGGCGCTGGCCGATTAAGGTTTCTACCAGGTCCGGGTATATCGTCAGCGGTCATTGTCGGTTGGCGGCGGCAAAAAGGGCCGGGATGACATCCGTGCCGGTTGATTATCAGGATTATGGGTCCGACGAGGCTGAAATTGCGGACATGCTGGCTGATAATCGGGTCCAGGAGTTGTCTATCCTGGATGATGATCTGGCTATGAGCCTTGTCAGTGATCTGAATACGGCGGGTTACGACACGGAATTGACCGGCTTTGACTTCGATCCATCAGGGGGCTTCACAGTGCCGGATGAAGGAGAAGACGCCGGGGACGCGGTTCCGGAAGTGCAATTCACCGAGGAATTGATGGAGTCCAAAAATTATGTGGTTCTAACGTTCGACAACGACATTGATTGGCTACAGGCACAAACCCTTTTCAACTTGAAAACAGTCAAGGCACTGTCGAGTAAACCCGGTTACGAAAAAAAAGGTATTGGCCGAGTGATTAATGGAGCGGAGGCAATAAACAGGCTTCTGGGGGCAAAATGACAGATCGGATTTCAATAAACGCGCCCAGCTACAAAAGGCCGATTGTCGAGACGCTGAAATATGTCCCGACTTGTCGCATCTGGGTCTGCGAGAGCGAGGCAGAGGAATACCGGAGGGGGAATCCTGGGGCGGAGATTATCGCGGTGCCTGTCGGTGTCCAGGGGAACTTATGCAGAATTCGCAACTGGATACTGGACCGGGAATATGAAAGAGGCGTCGAGGCTGTCTGCCTGATTGATGACGACCTGAGAGGGGTCCAGTGCTACGAGAAGATGAAGCGGATCAAGGTCCAGTCGGACATCTTCCCTTTATGGGTTGAATTCTACACGGAGATTGCGGAGCAATGGGGCGTCAGGTTATGGGGGATCAACTGCAACACAGACCTGCAAAGCTATCGGGAATATACTCCCTTCTCAACCCTGTCATATATCGGGGGGCCGTTCTCAGTCCATATCCGGTCTGACTTGAGGTATGACGAAAAACTGCCGCTGAAAGAAGATTATGACATGACGCTGCAACATCTGAATAAATATCGAGGCGTTCTGCGGCTGAACAAGTTCAGCTATGTCGTGAAACAGGGCGGATCAGGGAGCGGCCAGGCGGGAGGCTGCGCGACTTATCGGAATGTCAAAAATGAGACGGAGCAATTGACATTGTTACAGAAGAAATGGGGGGGCAAAATCGTGAAATATGACAATAACGACAGGAGCCATTCAAGGTTGAAGGGGCAAAGCGTTGATATCAACCCGGTTATATCCGCACCCATACGGGGGGTTTAGATGGGTAAAAAAAAGCCTGAATTTGTAACCCAAACGGAGTTCGCCAAGCGGGTCGGCGTGAGTCAGGCCAGGATATCAAGCCTTTTTTCCGATGGAGTTTTTAACGGGGCCACGGTGAAAGAAGGCAAAAGAAGTCTGATAGATGTCGAGGCTGGAAAGAAAAAACTCCGGATGACGCTGGACCCGACGAATGACAGCAAAATCCGGAGCGTGATCGGAGGGGGGAATCCCCAGAAAAAAGAGGTGGCCGTCGAGTCTGGGAACACCCGGACCGGTGGAATAAAGCCGGTAATTGACTTTTCGCAAGCCAGGACGCTCAACGAACAGTACAAGGCGGCGATTCGGAAGCTGGAATATGAAGAAAAAACGGGCAAGCTCGTGGATGCGGCGAAGGTTAGGGAAGCAGCTTTTTCGGTGGGTAGGAGAATACGGGATGCCCTGTTGAACCTTCCTGACAGGCTGGCGGCGATTCTGGCCGCAGAGGGGGAAGAAGGGAAGATACGGGAGCATTTAAACCGTGAATTTATAGCGGTCCTCGAAGAATTAAGCAAAAATGATACATGATCCCACGCGGCTGTATCTGGAAGCGAGTGCAGAGGGGTTGAGGCCCGAACGGGTGTTGTCTGTCTGGGAGTGGGCGAACAGCCGGCGGATATTAACCGAGGTGTCTTCCCGGGAGGCCGGGAAGTATCGAACCGACCGGACCCCATATTTGAAGGAAATCATGGATTGCATGTCTGTTCATGACCCCACGACAGAGATTGTGATCATAAAAGGCACGCAGGTCGGGGGAACTGAAATTGCCAATAATTTTGTCGGGTACATTATCGACGTAGCCCCAGGTCCAACGCTTTACATGCTGCCCACGGTGGAGCTGGCCCAGGAACATTCGAAAAACAGAATTGCTCCTATGATTGAAAAAACCCCGGAACTCACAAAGAAGGTGTCGCCTGTAAGGAGTCGGGACGGTGGCAATACCGTTCTCTCCAAACAGTTTTTGGGGGGGGCGCTGTATCTGGCCGGGAGTAATTCAGGCGCAAGTTACCGCTCGAAGTCGATCCGGTATTTGATCCTTGATGACATTGACGGTTTTGTCCTGGATGTAGAGGGGGAAGGAAACCCCATAAACCTTGCAGAGAAAAGGACAGATACCTATTCGAGCCGAAAAAAAATAATTAAAATCAGCACCCCTACCGAAAAGGGCAGCTCTCTGGTTGCGGTAGAGTATGAGACTTCTGACCAGAGAGGATATCACGTCCATTGCCCGTTCTGTGATGGACTCCAGACACTTGAGTGGGGCGGGAAGGGGGAGCCGTTCGGCATCAAGTTTGAGGTTGCAGAGAATCAGGTTACGGATTGCTGGTATGTTTGCCGTAAATGCGGCGCCAGGATCGACGAGCACTATAAAACGCAAATGCTTGCCGGGGGAGTTTGGATCCCCAAGTACCCGGAAAGGACAAAGCGGGGGTATCACATCAGCGGATTTATGTCCCCCGCGGGGTTCGTTTCGTGGAGACAGATTGCGTCTGAGTTCTGGAAAGCCAAGGATAATATCCAGAGCATCAAGGTCTGGGTGAATACCCGTAAGGGCGAGGTTTATGATGAGCCAGGGATACAGCCAGAGTGGACTGAAATCAAGGCGAGGGCGGAGGCGTATGAGGCGTTAACGGTCCCGCTGGGAGGTCTGCTTTTAACTGCCGGGGTTGATGTGCAGGACGATCGGTTGGCGGTCGTTGTCAGGGCCTGGGGTTTAGGGGAGGAAAGCTGGCTTGTCTGGTATGGCGAAATTTACGGCGACACGTCACAGGATATGGTGTGGAGTCAGCTTGACCAGATATTGTATCGCACATTTGATCGGGCAGACGGCGCGGGGCTTAGGATAACAAGTGCAGGGGTTGATTCAGGGGGGCATCGAACGCAAGAGGTTTACAACTATTGTCGGACCCGGACACCCATTGTCTTTGCGTTAAAAGGGGCCTCCATAGCGGCCAAACCTGTGATCGGTCGGCCAACGTCTCAGGATGTAACGTGGCAGGGAAAAAAAATTGAAAATGGGGTCCAGTTGTGGCCCGTTGGGACGGATACGGCGAAGGCGGTAATTTATTCCAGGCTAAAAATGACAGATACAGGCCCCGGACGATATCACCAGTATATCGGCCTGGCCGATGAATATTACTTGCAGTTGACGGCGGAGAGGCTTGTTACCCGGTTCAAGGACGGATATCCATATCGTGAGTGGCAGAACATACGGCCTGGGGGCAGGAATGAAGTGATTGATACAGAGGTGTATGCATATGCGGCGGCAATGAGAGCGGGCTTACCGTGGATATCTGGGCGGGGCCTTGCTTCAACAAAAGGGAAAAAAAGGACGGTTGTTAAAAGCAGGTTTATGGAGAGGTGAGAATTGATGCAAAATGTCGGCAAGCTATTATATGTCAAGACGGTCGCCGGGAGATTGTGCTGTACACCAAAGCATGTTTACCGGTTAATACAGGACGGCAAACTTGATGCGATAAAGCTCGGAAGTCGAGGCATCAGGGTATATGAGGCATCTGTGGCTCTTTTTGTTGAGAGGTCAAAAATACAGGGGCAGGATTATGACTTTTAACCATATAAGCCCTTGAAATTAAACAGGTCGCTATTCAGCGGCCTTTTTTTTATGTGATGACAAAAAAAATAATAAAAAGTGTTGACACATTAATTCAGAACGGATAGGGTGTAATCAAGATCAGGAACGATAACAGCAACTTAAAAAAAGGGGGGAGAAAGAAACATGGGCATGAACCCAATGGGCGTCTTGAAAGAAACTGGAATAATGACTGAATTTTATGCTGTCAGATATAACGGCAGCTTGGGATTTATGTCGTCAAAGCCGTTGGGGTTGCAGGTCTTGATTGATTTTTTAGGGTCGCTTATGTGGATAAACATAAAACGGGAGTGGCTAAAAATTCACCCAAAAATTAAACAGTAGGGGGGAGCTATGAAGTTATTACGGAAGAAAAAAACGCGGTCCGATTTCGATGGTTTTGAATATCGGGTTCTTGTGCGGTTGTCGGCTGTGGAGTCAAGGGACCCGCGGGAGGCCCTTGACCGCGAGTTTTATATCGAACCTTGCGGCCATTCATATGATTGTTGCGGCTGCATCTGTCACTGTTATGTTACGAATGTTGTTCAGGTCAGCGCCAGGAAGGTTAAGGCGACCGTCACTTATTATTACAACGTATAAGAGGGGGGGGCGACATGGTGCACGTTTTGTATTGGTTAAACAACGGCCTGTTCTCAATTTGGGGCTTGTATTTGTCTATTGAGGAAGCGAAACAGGCTGGCAAGTGGATTCTTGACCTGGAATTGTCGAGGCATATCCACATCCAGGTCGGCGGGAGAACCATATACCTTGTAGAAGTGGAGGGGGCAAAATGGGAGCGGTAGAAATTATTGAAATTACGGGCTACCTTGTTGGCTGGATGCGCGGAACTGGAATGGATATTGATTCTGCTTATGATGCGATCAGGGAGCAGGGGCATTTTTATGACGAGGACAGTGTCTGTAGTGGGCGGCGTGACGGGATCGCTTATCTAAAAAAAAAGGAGAGTGCGCGGCATGAAAAAATATGATTTCGTGATCAGTTGCGTTGATGTGCCACGGGAAGAAGTTGACGACTTGCATGCCATGATCGAGGCCGGGAGGCCGATTGAATACGGCACGTTCTGTCGGTATGTTGACATCGGGAAGGTCGCGGACTTGTTCGGTTGTTATTCAAGGAGAAAGACGCAGGGCCTGACGATCAAGGATGATTGGCACATCGCATATTTTTCCTCCACGTTCAGGGGGGGCAAGTGCGTTTATATGGTTCATTCGGCAATTGAATACATTTTCATGTAAGGAGGATGCGCGGCATGAGAACCAGAATTGAATTCGATACAGAGGCAGAGGCGTTTGAGCATCAAGCAAAGAAGGGCGGTTCCGTTGTCAAGTTGACTGAGGGCGGAAATATTTTTTGGTATGACGAAGGCTATTATGATGATGACATCAATGTTGACCTGTGCTGGGCGTGGACATTTATTTATTCACCGTCGAGGGAGGGGCGGCAGAAAATGAAGGACGGAAGCGGACAGGAGATTGACCGGATAATCTCAACGACATCCATGGCGATGAAGCAGGGGCGGCGGGGGGCATGGGGGATCATGGCGGCATATGTGGTGGTCGGAGGTAAAGTTGTTGAAGGTCCTATTTTTTTTAAGACCAAGAAAGCGGCTGATGCGGTTATTCGGTCGGTACGCAAGGGGTTATAAAAGAGATCGGCCCGGAAAACCGCTGGAACGGTTCGCCGGGCCTAAGCGAGAATACCACGTCAAACAGAAAACAAAGGAGCTTAAAAAGATGAATACACCAAAACAGAAAGACGGTCAAGAAAAAATTTACCAGTTTGTCACGGAGAGAATTATTGCGGCGCTTGAAAAAGGGGTTATTCCTTGGCGCAAGTCATGGTCGGGGGGCGATTCTGCCCCGGTAAATTATAAGTCCAAGAAGGAATATCGCGGCGTCAATGTGTTGATGCTCTTGTGCTCAGGGTATGTATCGCCGAAGTGGTTGACGTTTAAGCAGGCAGTCGAAGCGGGCGGACGGGTGATCGCCGGGGAGAAGGGGACTCCTGTCGTTTTTTGGAATTTTATTGAAAAACCGACCGACGAGCCAGGGCGGACAAGGAAGATTCCTTTCTTGAAATATTATACCGTGTTCAATCTGTCACAATGTGAGGGGATTGAGGACACCGCTGCGCCGGTGGAGCCAGTTAAACCCTTTGAGCAAATTGAGCGGGCGGTGCGGATAGTTGGTGGAATGCCGAACCCGCCGACGGTCACGGGAGGGGCAAGCAGGGCTGCATATCGCCCGTCAACCGATACCGTCATTATGCCTCAGGGGTGCAATTTTGATTCGGAGCCCGAATATTATTCTACTCTCTTTCATGAGCTGGTCCATTCGACCGGGCACAAGAGCCGCCTGGATAGAGAAGGGGTCGCGGGGGGCGGCTTTTACGGTTCTCAATTGTACAGCAAAGAGGAACTTGTGGCGGAAATGGGGGCGGCGTTTCTTTGTGCGGAAGCCGGGATTTCCAACGAGGTCATTGACAACCAGGCGGCATATATCGACGGTTGGCTAAGCCAGTTAAGGAAAGATCGAAAATTGTTGATTCAGGCCGCAGGGAAGGCGCAACTGGCGGCGGATTATATTTTAAACCGGAAATATGAGGCCCAATAAAGGACATGGCCCCGGTCGTCCCGGGGCCTTTCATGGGGAGGGGAAAAATGATTGAGGAAATAAAAAAAGAGCTTGATGAGCTTGAAAAACAGATGGTGCGATTGGTCAAGCGGCGTAAGGTGCTGCGGGACCAGATTGCGGTTTTAATGACAAGCCTCCGGCCCGGTGATCTGGTGACAACCGACGGCGGGGTGCGGGTCTGGAAACTCAAAACGGTTGTGGCCGGATACGACGGGAAGCCCAGCTATTTCGGCTATAGAATTAAAAAAAATGGGCAGCCCGGGGCAGTCTGTCGGGAGATTTGGGAGGCGTCATACAAAACCTTGGTAAAATGGGAGGGGAGGCAGGATGATTCTGGAACCGAAGCGTAAACGAGGTCGTCCCCCAGGGGAGCGAGGCCCGTACAAGGAAAAAGGTTTTTTGCGGCATAAATATCAGGTCACAATCCCCTTTTGGCTTATAGAGGAAATCAGAAAAAAAGCGGCAGCGGAAGGGATCAGTGCGGGGCGATTGATTGAAAAAGCCCTTTTAGGTGAAAATCCGGAAATGGCGGTTGCACGAGCCGTAGCCCCCGTAGCCGGGATGTCCGGGGTGCCGGGTATAAATACATGCGTAAGCGAATGAGACTGCATCTACGTTCTTGTAGAATCAAGATGGCCAGTCCCGCGCGAGTACAAACCTGATAATATCAAATAAAATCTAAGCGTTAAGGTGGATACCGAAAGGCGTCCATCTTTTTTTATGTAATGACAAAAAAATAATAAAAAAGTGTTGACACGTTAAATCCCTGAGAGTATAACGCAATCAAGATCAACAATAAAAACGGGAACTTAAGGGGAGAAAAAATGGACCAGGCGCAAATACAAAAAACCTTAAAGAGAATGAATGATGCAAAAAAAGCGCGGGCAGCCGAAAAACAGGCCGCGCTGGAAGCAAAATATGGAAATGTTGAGCAAGATGAAAAGATTCCGGCGGAAGAAGCATTCAAAATGTTGGCGTCTGAGATAAATGTCGCTATAAATAAAATAAGGGTTATCAATAAGGCTGGCCGGTCTAAGAGGTTTGCGGCTTTGGTCAGATATGAAAATGAAAGGGGGCTGGCATGAAGTCAAAAATGGAATTATTCAGGACGGCCAGAATGAAGTCAGAAAAATTCGGCTATGTTTCTATCGTGGGCGTTGATCTGGTTGCCCGCAAGGTGACTGTGCGAACGATGGGCGGTGTTTTATTGGCGATGTCGCTGGAAGAGCTTACAGATTTTTGTCTTTAAAAAGGGGAGGTGCAAAATGACCGACATGACGGTGGGGAACACGATCCGGAATCAACTTGGCAGGGCGTTTGAGGTCGTGACCGGGGCGAGGAATTTTATCAGTACCGACAATGGGCTGTCGTTCGGTATTATGGGGAATATGTTTGGGGTTACGCATGTTATAATTGCCCTGAATGACAAGGATTTATATGATATGGCTTTTTTGAATATCAACGGGATGAGGGTAAAGGAAATCGCGATGGTCAACAACGTTTATTTCGATGACCTGCACAGGCAGTTTCGGGATCACACGGGGCTGGAAACCCGGATGCCGAAGGTTTCTTTCAAATAAAAACAGTCCGCCAGGTTTTACCGGGCGCAACAAAAAAAGGAGGGTGTCCCATCATGGTAGAATTACATTATTTAACCATCGACCATCACTATGTTATCCGGAAATATAAATCCATTAAAAATGCGCGGCGGTTTGCCCATAGAATGATGGGGGAGTTCCCTGACATTGGTCTGGGGTATGCGGTGTCCAATGATGGCGTCGGAACGCTGCGCTGCTATGGCTGCAAGATGGCCGACTTGTTTGGAGGGGGCGAGGATGAACGTCAGGCGGATTGATGCGGGAGGCGGAAGGATGATCACCAGAACGGAGGGGAGAATCGGCCACCCCACAGAGTTCGTGGAGTATGCAATCCGCGATAAGCGGCTGCGATATGTCGCGCAGAGGGGAAATAGCGGAGCCTGGTTTGTGTATGAGGTAGCGGAAGGGCTTGCCGGAAGCGTAAAAACGGTCCATCAGTTCGGGATCGACGGGAAGGAAAAAGCGGCAGACGCGGCGTTTCTGCTGGCATTAAGGGCGGAGGATAGAATCCTGAACATATAATCGGCAATTGAAAAAATAGGTGCAAAAAAACCGGGGGGCGTCTCAGAAATGGGGCGGCCCCTTTTTTTTGTCGTTTTTTAAGAAATTAACAAAAGTAAAGTTTATGTAACCTCAGTAACCTTATTAACTATAGGTCGTTGAGTTTATTCGCTTTATGTGGGTATTCTTTGTGCAAAAAAATATACGGGGGTATTTGAATGGCTTACACCGAAGCTGATTTAGCTGCGCTCGACGCTGCAATAGCGGAGCTTGAGGCCGGGCAAAGGGTTAATCGGGCATCGAGCGGGGACAAGATGATTGATTATGCGCCCGTAACGCTGGCGGAATTAATGAAAAAAAGGGTCTTGATGCTTGCCAGTATTAGTGGCGCGGCTGGAAGAAAATCATGCTACCGGGTGTCAACAAGTAAGGGGATATGATGAGGCGAGTAAGGATATTGGACAGCCGGGGAAACCCTATAACGATGCTGGCCCCTGATAACGAAGGCGCTGGGACCGGTCGAAGGCTTGCTGCTTGGGGGCTGTCTTCCGCAGGGCCAAACAATGTCTTGTTTTCGTCAATCGGCGTTTTGCGGTCCAGATCGCGCGAACTTGTTAGAAACGATCCGCAGATTGATGGCGGGATAGACACGCTGGTATCAAACCTCGTTGGCATCGGGATTTCTCCCCGGTGGCAACTTCCAGATGTCGAACTTAAAAAGAAGCTCCAGGCTCTGTGGGCTGATTGGGTTCAGGAGGCTGATGCAGATCAGGCATTTGACTTTTATGGACTGCAATCACTGATAACCAGGGCGATTGTTGAGGCCGGGGAAGTCCTTGTACGGTTCAGGCCGCGCCGGCCTTCCGATGGTTTGGTGGTGCCCTTACAGCTGCAAGTTCTTGAAGCAGACCACCTTGATGAAACATACAATACTATCGCCCCAAACGGCAACGAAATCCGCATGGGGATTGAGTTCGACGGGATCGGACGCAGGGTGGCTTATTGGTTATTCAGGGAACATCCCGGCGAAGTTTTTATGACTGTTCGAAACCAGTTTGACCGGGTTCGCGTTCCGGCAAGTGAGATTTTGCATGTTTATCGTCCGCTTAGGCCAGGGATGAAGCGGGGGCGGCCGTGGTTGTCGTCTGTCATTGTAACGATGCACGAACTCAATCAATTCAATGATGCGGAGCTGGTCAGAAAGAAAACCGCTGCCATGTTCGGTGGATTTATTACGCAGCCCCCTGAAACCGAAAATATGCCTTCTCCCTTGGGGATAATCACCGATGATGATGAGACGGGCGCTCCGGTCATCAACATCGAACCTGGAACCTTTCCGGAACTGTCGCCGGGTTATGATGTGAAGTTTTCCGAACCTGCTGATGTCGGCGGTAATTATGAGTGCTTTGTCAGGCACCAGGAGCGACGGGCGGCCAGAGGTCTGGGAGGAATGACCTACGAGAAATTCACAGGCGATCTGACCGGGGTCAATTATTCCTCGATTCGAGCGGGGAATCTTGAATTCCAACGTCAGTGCAAACAGTTCATATCGAACATTCTGGCGTTCCAGCTCTGCCAGCCGGTCATGAAATACTGGCTCAGTCAGGCGGTTTTGTCTGGCGCCATAGACCTTCCAGGGTATGCAAAAAACCCCCGGATATATGGGCGGATCAAGTGGACGATTGACGGCTGGCCGTGGGTTGACCCGCTGAAAGATTTGAAAGCGTCAAGCGGTATGGTCCGGGCTGGTTTTTCCTCGCGGACGCAAGAGGTCGCGGAGCGGGGCCTGGATATTGAAACCTTAGAAGAAGAAATACGGGCGGACAACGCCAGGGCGGATCGCGCCGGGCTGACGTTCGACTCTGATGGGAGAAAAGATGGCAAAGGAGAGCCTCAAAACATTGGCCCCGGCCAAGGTGCTAATCGAAACGCAAGTTCCAACCAGGCTGATTAACACCGCACTTATGGCGGACAGCCGGGAGGTGGAGCGCATTTTGTCTGCGCTGAGAACCGGGAAGTGCGAAAGCGATTGGCAGTATATGGATGATGATGACGAGGCGGGCCGGGACCGGGTTGGCGACATAGCCATAATTTCCATTTTAAACGGGCTGACATATCGTGGCTACGGGTGGTGGAGGACGGCATATATTGATATCCGGGAGGAATTCAGGGCGGCGCTGGCGGACCCAGGGGTCCGGGCAATCATTTTTGATATTGATTCACCCGGCGGAGAAGTTGCCGGGGTGTTCGATCTGGTGGATGAAATATACCGCGCCAGGGGAACAAAGCCGATTTATGCGATGGCAAACGAAACAGCCTTGTCCGCCGCTTATGCGATTGCTTCGGCGGCGGACAAGGTTTTTCTGTCCAGGACAGCCTGCGTCGGGTCAGTCGGGGTGATAGCCGTACACGTTGACCAGAGCAAGTATGACCAAGCAGAAGGGTTTAAATATACCGCTGTTTATGCCGGGGATCGAAAAAATGAGTTTTCGCCTCATGAGCCGTTGAAGAAGGAGGCCAAAAACAGTCTCCAAGATGTTGTTGATTCTTTTTATTCTTTGTTTGTGGAGACTGTGGCTCGCAATAGGGGGCTAACTGCCGACGAGGTAAGGGACACGAAGGCCCGGACTTATTCTGGGGCCGAGGCGGTTGTGGTTGGATTGGCCGACGATGTTTTGTCGTGGGAGGAAATGCTTCAAAGGATTGAAAATGACATGCAAGGAGGGGGACAAATGAAATTTGAGGAATTGAAAGCCGGGTTGATCGGCCTGCTGGCAGAAGATCCGGAAGGGGTCGCGGAGGCGTTAAAGGCAATGGGGTTCTCCCCTGTTCTTGCCGATGTCGCGGCTCCTGAGACAGCGGCGGCAACGCCGGAAAACAACGAAGATGCGAACCCGCCTGAGACGGAAGGCCCGGCTGATGCGGAGTTGAGAGGGAAAGAGGCCGGCGCTGTCGATGCCGTGAAAATTGCTACCGACATCATCGAGCTATGCGCCCTGGGCGGGAGGCCGGAAATGGCGAAAGAGCTGATCGCTTCTCGCGTATCGGTTGATGATGCCAGGAAGAAGATACTGGAAGCAAAGGCTGCCAGTGGTCCTGAAATTCTTTCGACTGTCGGGGCTATCAGTACCGGGGAGGTCAATCCTCTTTTGGTGGATGCGAAGCGCCGGGCAGAAGGAAAATAACGATAACCGGATTTAACAAGCGGATTAAAGAAAAAAGGGGGATTTATGGGAGTTTTAGCAGAAGGGAAGTACTTAAATGAGGTGCTCGCGTGGGAAATGGAAAACAATCACTCTCGTGAGATTGTTACCGTGCTTGCGGGGCAGGTGCTGGGCATGGGCGCTGTGGTCGGGAAGATCAAACATTCTGTTCCGACGACCGGAACGGCTGGGTCCAATACCGGGACCGGTGTTATGCAATCGGTTTCTGGCGGCAGAAAAACCAAGCTCGGCACTTACACGATGGTCTGTATCGCGGCCGTGACGAACAAGGGGACGTTTGAAGTGAAGGACCCCGACGGAAACGCCCTGCCCGAAGCGACGGCGACCGTGGCTTATGTCAATGACCAGATTAATTTCACCATTACCGACGCAACGGATTTTATTGTTGGCGATTCCTTTTCGGTTACGGTCGCGGCTGGCTCCGGGAAGGTCAAGGAGTTGAATTTGTCCGGGGTTGATGGGTCAGAAGATGCTTATGGCATCCTCGTTCAAGATGCAGTCGCAACGGATGATTCCAAGCGGTTTATCGCTTACACCTCCGGCGGAGTTTTGCCCCTGTTGCCGGGGACGATATTGACCGGTGCGACCAGCGGCGCAACGGCTCAGATTGTGTCCTTCACCCTGACGGGCGGGACGTTCGCGGGTGGCGATGCTGCGGGCGTTTTGATTTTAGACAACCAGGCTGGCACGTTCCAGTCTGAAAATCTTGATTCTGTGGCCCAGGCCAACATCTGTTCAATCGGTGGAAATACGGCGACCTATAGCCCGGATGTTCAGTCTGTTGCGATTGTAAGGGATGCCCAGGTTATTTCTGATAATTTGATATGGCCTTCCGGCATAACTGTCGCTCAGATAGCCGAAGCTCTCGCGCAGCTTTATGACAAAGGGATTGTTGCAAGGGAAGCGGCATAATAGATCCCTGCTAATTTATAACATAATTTTGTTTACCAAATAAGGAGAAATCCAATGCTTAATCCGTTCGAAACTGATGCGTACAGTCTTGTTTCCCTTACTCAATCCATCAATCTCCTGCCCAATAATTATGGGCGGGTCCGAGAGCTTGGATTGATGCCTGACAAGGGGATCACGACCAGGACAGTTATTGTTGAGGAACAAAATGGAGTTCTCAACCTTTTACCGACTCTCCCCGTGGGAGCGCCAGGAACCCAAAACAAAATGGGGAAAAGAAACGTCCGGTCCCTCATGGTTCCGCACATCCCCATGGATGATGTCATCCTGCCGTCCGAGTATGAAGGAGTCCGGGCGTTTGGGACTGAAAACCAGGCCATGACCGTTGCCCAGGTCATGAACAACCACCTTCAAACCGCAAAGAACAAGTTTGCGATCACCCTTGAGCATTTACGCATGGGTGCCTTGAAGGGCATCATCCTGGATGCTGACGGAGCGGTCCTTTACAACCTTTATACCGAATTCGGGATCGCGGCGAAGTCCATTGATTTCGTTCTGGGGACCAACACAACCGACGTCCGGAACAAGTGCATGGACCTTGTTCGGCACATTGAAGACAACCTCCAGGGCGAGGTCATGAGCGGGGTCCGGTGTCTTGTCAGTGCGGAGTTTTTCGACAAGCTGGTCGCCCACACGACGGTCAAGGACGTTTTCAAAAATACATCCAATGCCAAAGCCATGTTGGGTGAAGATGTCCGCAAGGGCTTTTCGTTTGGTGGGGTATTGTTCGAGGAATACCGTGGAACCGCAACCGACAAAGAAGGCGTTTCGCGGCGATTCATTGCCAGCGGCGACGGCCACGCTTTCCCGGAGGGAACGATGGAAACTTTCCAGACCGTCTATTCCCCGGCTGATTTCATTGAAACGGCCAATACGATCGGATTGCCGCTGTATGCCAAGCAAGAGGCGCGGAAGTTCAACCGAGGGATTGATCTGCATATCCAGAGCAATCCGCTGCCTATTTGCTATCGCCCGTCCCTGCTGGTCAGGGTGTTCAGCTCGAATTAACAGTCCGGGGCGATTTCGGCCCCGGCTTATTTGTCGAGTAAAGAAGAAGGGGGGGGAAGAATGACTACATACAGATACGGAGATTATGGCGTGGCCCCAGGTTCAGGAACGGTTTCCGGGAAATGGCTTAAGCGGGCTGTTTGGTCCTGGGTTCTCATGGTGGTCGTTTGTTTACTGTTGATGGCGGTCATGACTGATTCTTTATTGGCGCAGGAAAGCCCCTGCAACGACCTTGCAGATAGGTCTTGCGAGGTCATTATTGATAGCGTCAAGTATGAGGTCGCGTTTATTCCTGGACCCTTTGGGCCTGGACTCAGCGGGACAGCTATCCTGTCCGTGGATACCGTCAAGTTCGACGAATATCCGTTTACGGTGAATGGCCGGCTGGTGTCAATAGAGGGCCTTGCGAATTTTTATTGCACCGGTTTTTCTATTGTCTTGATTCATGGGGAGCTGGTCGAGCTCGATTTTTTACCTGTCGAGGGGGGCCAGTGATGACTCCGAATGAAATTTTTCTCCGGGCGAACCTAAAGATATTTATTGCCCTTGGCGATCTCGCAATGTTCGTCCCGGCGACGGGTGCATCTTTTGAGGTTCATGCCCTGCCGTCAAGCTCGCTGCAACCGCAACCCAGCGGGCTGAGTTCCGAAACGTGGTCGCAACAAAGAACCATCGAACTTTTATTATCCGAGTTCACGGGGATGCCTCCGGAGAGTGGCGACGTAATTGAAGTCAACGGGGGGAGATTCCGGCTTGAGGTCCCCGTGGAGAATGACGGGCAGATTATCAAGTTTACGGTGGTGGAGCTATGACGAACACTTTGATCGTTGCCCCTGTTGCGCGGGTTTCCTCTCTGGGGGATATCAACGCAATCGTGGCGGTCACTATCCGGGAGAGAATTATTACAGCCTTTGAAGCGGCGCTGAGGGGGCTGCTTGTGAAGAATGGATTCCATACCGACAGCGGTTTGAAGGTTTTCAGATGTCGGAAAAGCGTCCTGCCTGATGATTTGCCCTGTATCATTGTTTGGCCGGGGATTGAGGTTGCGAACGAGTATAAATATTCGAGCCATTATTGCTCTATGAAAATGGGGATTGAAACAATGGCCCTGTTTGGGAGTGAGCACCCGTCTGTTGTAGCCGAAAGGCTGCTTGGGGATTTACTGCAACTGGTTTTCGGGAGAACCGTCACGCCTCTTGCCGATGTCGTTTTGTATGAGTCGGGGGGGACTGACAATTACCCGGACACGGGCGAATTGGCTGTTGGAACGAAGATAAATTTGGAAATCAAATACAATTACCTTTACGGGAATCCATATTCCCAATTGTTGGCTTAAGGAGGATATCAATGCCGAGTGCAGATAATGCGATTTTATATTATGAGGCAGGCCAAACGCTGGTCCCTATGGTGGCCTTGACCGATTCGGGCGATCACCTGAAATACAACTCAGCGGCTGAACTATGGTCTGACAGGTCTGGGTACAACCCGGATGTCAAGCCGAATGGAGTCCTGACGGGTCTGGCTGTATCCCCGGCGGCGGCTGGAACTGATGACCTTGTGGATGTATCAGGTGGAACCCTGAACCTCAATGGCGTTGTCACAACCGTTACTGCGGGGCCGAACAAGGTGTGTTTGCGTGGTGCGGCTGCCAATATTTGCCGGATCAATTCAATCACAATTACGTCGCTTGGGGCCATTGCGGTTGTCAGCGGGACTGCCCATACCGCTTTTTCAGAGGAACGCGGCGCAAGCGGCGGGCCGCCCGTTATTGATGTGGATGCAGTGGAAATCGCCCAGGTCCGATTTGGCTCGATTTCGGCGGCTCCCGTTCTGGCGTCTGAGGTCAAGAGCATCCCCAATACCCACCGGGAAATGGCGAATTTTCCGACCTACGAAAACGAATATGTGCGGGTTGTCAACGGGATTATGGGCGTAGCGGGGATTACATTTTCATCCGCCCCCATGTTGAACCATACCGGGGGGGCGGCCAAAAAGGTTTTTGCTCTTTACTATACCCCGGCGCTGGCGACGGTCCCGAAGTCAAGTGATTTCAAGAGACCCGCCAACTCCAAGTCCGTATCCTCAACTCAGATTTACGGCGGCGCAATCGGGGCCGTTTCGTCCGCGTTGGGTCAAGGCGGGTTCAAGGCGTACCTGAACGATGGCGTCACCGACGGCCTTTTGTCCGAGGAAGGCATGAAGCTGTGGTTCAAGTTCAAGCCCGACCGGTTGAAAGCTCCGTACATTCTCAGCCAGGGATATCTGGGAATCGTGGAGCAGTACCCGGCGGGTGCGGCCATCATGGCGGAATGTACGATCTCGGCGGAAGTGGCAGGAAACCGAGTGGCATCATAATGGGGGCGAGGTTTGAACTCCAAATTGATTCGGCTCAATTGGCTGATGCCAAGGCCGCTTTGTCTGGTATCAAGAACGGATACGAAGCGGCCATGAAAACGGCTATCAATAGAACCCTGTCAACCGTTCAGACTCAGGCCGTTGCCCGTATCGGAAACGAGCTGAATCTGACGGCGGCCAGGATCAAGCAGGACTTTTGGATCCTCAATGCAACTTTGGCCCGGACCGGTGGTGGTGTCTATTCAAAAGGTGCTCCTATCGGACTGGTATCTTATGGGGCGAGGTGGACGGGGAATATCAAGACCGGTGCAACGTCCAATGTCTCAGTCAAGGTCAAAAGGGCCGGGGGATACAAAACCATCAAGCATGCTTTCGCGGCAACAACGATCCATTCCAAAGCCGGGGCCGTGGTGAACATTTTCTGGCGGTCTTACAAGGGGGGTCGAGCCTGGAATCCGCGGATGGCATACAACAAGTTGCCCCGCAGTTATCGTTATCCGATTGAACGGTTGGACGGCCCCAGGATTCAGGACATCTACGCTTCCGATAAAGTTTTTGAGCCGGTCAGGATTCAGGCGCAAACGATCTTTCTGACCAACGTCGATGAGGGAATTACGGAGGTTTTTCGCAAACTGGGCGCAACGGGATCAATTTAAGGCATGGTGTCATATGCCCCGGACATAGATCGCCCGTCCTGGGTCAACTCAGGCGGTATCAGGCGGCAATGCCCATGGATAAAGGAATCAGGATGGCATTTAAAAAAAATGAGTTTGAAAAGGCAAAGATGGAGTTCCGGACTGAGGATATTTCAGTACCGGCGATGGCGGAATGGTTTGAAGGTGCTCCGGTGTGGAAGGTCAGAGGGCTATCCGGGAATGAATTAGGCCGGTGCAATGAAATGGCGGACAGCCGGAAGAATTTAACAGAAATCCTTCAAGACCTTTTAGTGAAAAAGAAAGACGAGACCCCGACCGATTATGTTCCGCAAGAGGTCGCGAAACGAATCGAATATTTGATGGTCGGAAGTGTTGATCCGGTATGCGACCTTGACATGGCGACAAAGCTCAACGAGGTCTTTCCGATTGAGTTCAGGATTTTAACCGGGAAAATTATTGAGCTTACAGGCCAGGGCCAAGTCGTGGGAAAACAGACGCCCTCTGGGAACGGGATGACATCAAAGCAAGTTTGATGCTGTGCGACCTGAGAGGGCGTTTTTTATACGAAGCAAGGCCGGACGTTTTCCCGGAAGGTTTCCTGACTTATCGGGAGTTGGCAATCTGGGCAAGGTATTACCAGGAAAAAAACCAAAGAGGGGACAAGTGACAAGTGGCTGATTTACAGAAAACAGTTTCGATTTTGTTCAAGGGAGTCGATGAAATAAGCGGGACTGTGGATTCCATTTCCGGAACAATGGGGGCTTTTTCTGGGAAACTCGAATCTGCCACTCAGCCATTGGCGAATATGGCCAGCGGCGTTGAAAAGCTGGACCTTGCGCTGGCTGCAATTGCGGTCGGTGGCTTGGTCCTTTCGGTCAATGCCTATGCGAATTACGAACAGGTCATGCTTCGCGTATCTGGCGTCATGGGGACCTCGGCTGAGGAATATGACCGGCTAACGACCCTTACTCGGACTCTTGGGGCCACGACTCAGTACACGGCTCAACAAGCGGCTGATGGGTTACTGGTGCTGGCGACTGCCGGGGTCAAGGCCGATGATGCTATGACGGCCCTGCCCATTGTCTTGAAGTTCGCCCAGGGCGCGATGATTGATGTCTCGGTGGCGGCTGATATTGCCTTGAATTCCATGGGGAACTTCGGGCTGACAGTCGGTGATCTTGAGCGGGTTACGGACGCGATTTTGGCGACGGCCAACAATTCAAGGACGAGCGTTACGCAGTTGGGTGAGGGCATGAAAATGGTGTCCCCCATTGCAAATGCTCTGGGCATGGATGTCGAGGCCACTGCCGCCGTTCTGGGGAAGCTGGCCGATGCCGGTTTTAAAGGGGAAATGGGAGGCACGGCGCTCCGGAATATCCTGCTGGCGCTGATTGCCCCCACAGATAATGCGGGCAAGTTGTTTACGAAGTTAGGGGTCGATACCAACGAGCTTGGGCTCAACCTGGAAAGTGCAAAAACCGCGCTAAAAACCCTTGGTGTTGTTGTTAAAGATGAGTCCACGGGGAATATGCGGGCTTTCCCGGATATCTTGACCGATATCATGGCTGGCTTGGGGAGGATGCCCGACCAGATGGATCAGACGGCCGCTGCGACAGCGATCTTTGGCAAGCGCGGCGGGCCTCAGATGGCAGCCCTTTTACAACAGGGAGAGGGGGCAGTCAAGGCGCTTGAGGATACAATCCGCAGTTTGGGCGGCGTCACGGTTGATATGGCGGACAGAATCGAAGGTAGCATGAAGAATACTATCAAGATTATTGAATCCTCCTTAGAGGCTATCGGGCTTTCAATCGGTGAGTCAGTAAAAAAAGGGGTGATTGCCGGGGGCGGTGGCCTGTCGGAAGCCTTTAGCTCCCTGGTGCGAGAAATAGATGCCGGGTCATTTAGTCCGATATTTGATTTGATTAACAAGCTGGGCGTTGACATGGGGGTGCTGTTCAGGGGCATTGCGAAGTCTCTCCCAGAAGCCCTGGCGATGATTGATTATAGCGAACTGGTTAAAAGTTTCGAAAACTTGGGCGGGGCCTTTCAAGACATTTTTAAGGTTATGTTTGGAAATATAGACCTTGGAACTCCTGAAGGTTTGGCCTCAGCGATACAGAAGGTCGTGGACGGCGTAACGGTCCTGATGAATGTCAGCAAGGGGATAGTGGAGGGGTTAAAGCCTTTCATTGAAAAGATGACTGAGCTGGCGAACGAGGCATTAAGGTCGGACAGCTCGACACAGGAATTGACCGGGAAGGTTTTAGGTTTTGGTCAGGGGGTCAATGCCGCTGTATCTGCCTTAAATAGTCTGGCGCCTGCGATGAACATCCTCTCTGGTGCGCTCGCCCTGAATGCGGTCGCAACAATAGGCAAGCTGGGCTTTGCACTTGGAGCGTTACCGGCTGCTGGCGCAATTGCCGCTGGCGCAGCCGTGGTCGCCCTGGGAGCCGGGGCGTATGAGCTTGTTTCAAAGGTCATCGAGGCCGAGGATGCGATGGACAGCTTCGACCAGATGTTGAAAGACACGTCCGCTGATGGACTGGCCGCGAAAGAGAAGCTGGACGCCTTCAAAGATTCGATACACGATCTTCCCGAAGTCAAAAGGTTCATGTTTGAAACGGATTTCGATACTGCCATAGACGAAGTTGCCGAGCTGAACCGGTGCGTGCTGTCGTTCCCGGAAGATTTTTCCGTTGAGGCGAAAACCGAGACTGAGGACGCGAAGGCAAAGCTAAATGAGTTGAGGTTTCAGTTTGAGGCGTTCCCGCCCACTACGTTTTTGGAACTGGTTACGGACGCGAAACAGATTGATGATGTCGCCCTGAAAATAGAGGGGCTTCCGACGCTTACCGCCCTAACCGTTCAAGCGAGTATTGAGAACGAAGCATATGTCAGCCAGTTCATGAGCGAGATTTCAAAGCCGGATATTGCAACTATTTCGATAGACTTGAGCAAGGAGTCCGTTTCCAAGTTCACCAGCGAGATGAAAAAGGTCATCAATCCGGATGGAACAACGACATGGGTTAATGTCGGCGTCGATGAAAAGTCCATGAAGGAAACGCAGGAGGCCCTGAAAGAAATCCCGACTGAGAAGATGCTGGAAATCAAGTTGCAGGGGGAAATCGACAAAGAACTTGCGATGATCAAGGCTAATTCTGAGAATTTGCAGTCCGCGATGGAGTGGACCGCCAAGCTGGACATATCCAGGGTCGAGGCTGAAACCGAGCAAATCAAGTCGATGTTTTCTGCGGTCGCGTCAACGATTGATTCTGTCTCCGGTGAGATTGAGGGCTTGTTCGATAACGTGCCGAAGTCCGAGTTCGATTTTGGGGCCAGGGAGTGGAAAAAGGCGCTCGAACAGGCCATGAAAATACAACAGGAGAGCTTTGACCTGGAAAAAGAATTGATAGAAGCGCAGATAAGCATCATCGAAAAAAGGGAATCAATGATGCTGGCGGGAAAGGGCCTGATAAAAATTGACTCTACCGGGCTTGAGCCTGCGCTTGAAATGATCATGTGGCAGATATTGCAGAAGGTCCAGATCAAGGCCAACGAGGATGCGGCCAACTTTTTATTGGGGATCAGTTAAAAAAGGCGGCTAAATGATATCAATCGCTTGCGGAACAGAGTCTGTGGTCATCAACGAATCAGTCAAAGAAACCAATTACGGGGACATTCTGCCCCGGATCAGCCGGACGGCTACTCTCGACGGGGGTTCAGTCCTTTCGATGTCGGGTTGCTCCCATTCAGACCGGACGATGACATTGGTCGCAAAAGATGTCGCAGAGGCAATTGAGGCCGTATTGAGAAGGATCGCCCTGCAATCTTTGGTGGTTACACTGACTTGCAGCGAGGGCGTCTTTCTGGGGGCGATCAGCTCTCTTGCGGTTAAGATGCGGGAAATCAGGATTACGTTTTTGGTGAAGGAAAAATTAACGCAGGATTAAGGGGGAAGCACAATGGCCGTTATTACGACAGTTCCGAATCATTACAAATACCTGTTGAAAACCAAGCAGATTGATGAGTCGTCAGACGTTTACAAAATAATCCTCATGGACTCGGCGTTTGCGTTTGACAAGGACACCCATGCCCTGCTGGCCGATGTGACTGCCAACCAGCTTTCAACGGGTTTCGGGTACACGCAAAACGCAAAGGTTCTGGCGGGAGTTGCGGTCACGGAGAATGATTCTACCGATAAGGCCACAACGATTTGGAGTGATGCCACCTGGACGGCAAATGGCGGGGATATTGGCCCGACCGGTTCAGCCGTTATCTATAACGATACTCATGCCAATAAACCCGTGGCGGCGTGTGTTGATTTCGGGGCTGATTTCACGACTCCTGATGGTTTTTCGTTTCAGATTCAAGCGCCGGAGCTGGACATCGCATAAGGAGTTGAGGGGATGCCTACATTTTGTATAGACCCCGTGTTAGGGTCAGATGCCAACGACGGATCGGCATGGGGGGCCAGCTATGCCTGGAAGACCATCAAAACCGGTGCTACCGCTGCTCGCATTGCCCCCGGCGACACGATCAAGATAGCCAAGTCTCCGGACCCGACCTCGGTCGGAGACGCAACATGGAACCTGAACAGCAAAACCGTCACGCTCGCGGCGGCCAAGACGGAAACCATCGACAATTGCGACTCCGCGTGGGCGGCCAGTGCGGATGTTACCGCCTCGCTGCCGACAACCGGCAGAAAAGAAGGTTCAGCCAATGTAACCCTGACAATCGCAACAGCATTCACAACCGGCAAGGTAGGGTATAAGCAGTTGCCGGCTCAGCTTGATTTGTCTGGATATCAGCAGATTTCCTTTTGGTTTCGTAACAGCCTGGTGTTTGCGGACAACGCACTTAAAATATGTCTCTGCTCGGACTCATCCGGAAGTTCAATCGTTGATGAGTTTATCATCCCCGCGTGCGAGACCGCTCAGGTTGCTGTTTTCAAACCATATACCCTTAACAAAGGGTCGGCGCTGGGGTCAGCCATCAACTCCGTAGCCATATATGCCATTACTGATCCGGGCGCAGCCATTCTGATGATCGACAATATTATTGCGGTCAAGGCTGTTGGTTCGGCGGATTCCCTTTCCTTAACCAGCTTGATATCCAAGAATTCTCTGGCTACAGGCGGGGCAGAGCCGTGGTATCCCATCCAGTCTATTAACGGAACCACAGTCCTGATAGACAACGGCGCGGCTACGATTGCGACTGCGGGACGCGGGGCAAGCTCGCCAACGGAAACGGTGACCACCTATAAGCGGGAATGTTTCAGGACGGTAACAACCACTGATTGCGCGATTCAGGATTCTGGGGCATCGGGGAGCCTGATTAATTTTGAGGGAGGGTACAACCCGGGAACCGACACGCAGAATGGCGAAACCTTCTTTGATGTGGGTACAGGTATCGGTGCGGGTCTGGACTTAACCAGCAAGAACTATGTGAAGCTAAACCGGCTCAATATGGTTCGGGCGCAAACGGGTGTTACCCTCAGCGCATCTACTGAATGCGAGGTTTATGGCCACACGCTATGCGGATGCGCGTGGTCCGGATTGTCCATTGCAGGAGGAATCCGCTGCAAGGCCAATTTTGTCGGGCTTATTAACAATGTCACTACCGGCATTTCGATGTCCGCTACCTGTCTGGCTTGCGAGGTCACAATCGGCATGGCCAGCAACAACCTTACCAATGGGATCAATACGGCGGCCTGCTACAGCGGCAACCGGATAACGGCGGGCAAGGCCAACAACAACGGCTCGGCAAATATTTCATTCGGGGCCTTGACGTATGATTTGTTGGCTGAAATTCAGGAGAGTAAAGACGGTGCCGCTTATGGTCTGGAATTTATCACGCTCAGTAAAAGCATTGTTGTGTCGGGACTGACGACTTCCGGGAATTCCTCCGGGGCGATCTCACATGCGTCCCTCGGAAATAACCTGCTGAGAGGCTGCACATTAGGGGAAACCGTCAAGGTCGCCAGCCAGGTGGCATGGGGCAATTCCAGACTGGCCTCCGACAAGCAGGACGGATCAGCGGAAAATAATTACACATACACGGACGGGGGCTACATAAAGTCACAGACGGCAATCCGGCATACCGCCTCTGGTTTGGCGTGGGCGCTGTATCCGACTCATGCCAATCGGGGGACAATCCAGTATCCCGTTTGGATGCCCATTGCCAGGCTGGCTGTCTATGCCAACGCCCAGGTCACTTTTACAGCATGGCTGTTGAGAAGCAATGCCGGTATCCAGGCCAATATCTTGTGCCGAGGGTCACAGATCGCGGGGGTGTCGGCGGATGTCCTTTCTTCCAATTTGTCATCTGTGGACGCATGGGAGCAGAGGTCTATCACTTTCACCCCGACAGAGGCGGGCGTCGTGGAAATCATGGCTATCGCATACGGCGGAACCGCTTATTACGCGGTTGTCGATGATATTGACTATTATCAGGTTTAAGGGCAGCCATGTCGCTTCCGGCACATTCTGACTTCAAGGGGCTTGAATGGGCGTTTAGAGGGGTTCCCTTTAACGATGCGGCCTTTCCGCCGCAAGTAGGTTCCTTTCATGGCCTGAATACGGCCTTTTGCGGGGAGCCGTTTGCTGGCACCACCAGCGTCAAGGGGCATCAAGTTGTCGGGGCGTGGGCCGAGTTGCCCGCGTCTATGGTCGTTGGCGACATCTCCTTTGTCCCCCCTCAGATTCGAACCCTCACCCCGATTTTTAAAACCTTAGACATCCCGTATCAAGGGGTGCCTTTCATGGAGGGGAGGACGGACCCGGAAATGGCTTTTTTCGGCCTGGACTGGCCGTCTTTGGGCGGTCCGTTTGCTCCAACCCTTGTCACCTTTTCTAATCAGTCTCTTGTAGCCGCCAAGGGCTACGCATACGCGCAAGGCCGGGTTTTATCTGTCGGGAAGGGCGTCCCGGCAACCCCCGGCTCTGTTGTCGCTCAAGGGCAAGCAAAGTCGGTCAGGCAAGCAAGCGGGGCGCTGGTCCCCCTCCCCGGTCGGCTGGATGTCTCAGGGAGCTTCGCGGGCTTCAGGGCCGCTATGCTCCCTGTTTCTGTCGGACTTATAACGGGGTCGGAAATCGCCGGGCTTCGCTCTTTCGGGCTTATTGTTTCGCCGCCAGCCATGGTCGAGGTTCAGGCTGGTCCCGGTTTATCAGTGAGAGGATTCCAGGGGGCGGATGTTTGGCAGCGGTCTTACGAGTGCTGGATATCTGGTCCCGGAAATATTCCTCAGCTTTTCCCCATGTCTTCCTTTCAGGCCAGGAAGCGAGTGGCGGAGCCTTCATTCGCAACGGTTACTCTGCCTGGTATTCAGAGGGTGGAGGGAGTTCTACTTCAAGCCGGGCTTGGGACATTCTCTGTGGTCTTGTGCGCAGTTGCCGGGGGTGTTGTCTGGCAACGTGAGGTTTTGTTTACGGCCCCGCTTGCATCGGTTGTCGTGACGGGAAATGCAGACGAGCAGAACATTGTCCTCTCCGGATATTGGATTGATCCTGAGAGGGAGAACCCGCAATATCTGGCGCTTTCCGGGGTCAGTTATCGGATGAATTATGCGGGGATGGAAACCCTGCGGTCGCCTGTCGTGGATTTATACTTGCAGCCGGGGGATTTCGCTTCTTTTGATGGGGAAACCCTTGCCGTGGAATCAATATCCTACTCGCTTTCACCCATTTATGGCGCGTCGATGGATATCAGGGGAACTGTTTCATGACCATTTTTTACATCCATCCTGAATCCGGGAATGACGCCGCGCCAGGAACTTCATGGGCTGAGGCGTGGCAGTCAATGGATTTAGGGGCTACCGCTGCCAGGATAGCCCCCGGCGATACGATCAAGATAGCAAAATCCCCAGACCCGACTGGCATCGGAAACGCAACGTGGAATAATTTGTCCAAAGTCGTGACGCTTGAATCCGCCCTTACTCTCAACGTGGACCTTTGCAATGCCGTGTGGTCGTATGCTGCCAATGTTTCTGGGTCGATCTCCACAACGGCCAGGAAGGAGGGGACGCATAACGTCCAGCTCAATATCGCGGATGCGTTCACGACCGGGAAGGTGGCGTACAAGTCAATCGGTGGTGCGGTCGATTATTCAGCCTTCCAAAAATTGTCTTTTCAGCTTCGGACCAGTGCGGTTATCGCCGGTGGAGTGTTCAAGTTGTGCCTGTGTTCTGATGCTTCCGGCGATACGATAGTTGATGAGTTTTTCCTTCCGGGTGTCTCAGCGGCGTACATCAATCTGTTTTTCCCGGTCACTGTCAATAAAGGGTCGGCTCTGGGGGCGTCAATTCAGTCGGTGGCGCTGTATGCGGTGTCCGATCCGGGCGTGGTCAGTGTGTCGCTGGATAATGTTTTGGCCTGTAACGACCTATCACTTACCAGCGTAATTTCTAAAAACGCATTGGCGGCGGGCGGCGCTGAGGGCTGGTATCCGGTCCAGAGCATAAACGGTACGGTTATCTTTTTGGATAACGGCCCTCAAACCATAGCAAGCGCCGGTCGCGGGTATTTCGGGATTACCGAAACCGTGGCCACCTATCAACGCCAGGGGTTCAGGACGGTACGGGCGACTGAATGCGCGGTGCAAGATAGCGGCGTGGCGGGAGCCTTGATATCATTCCAGGGGGGATATGATCCCGCAACAGGGCTACAGGACGGCGAAACATTTTATGACTTCGGGGCGGGGCCGTATGGAACAGGGCTGGTTCTGTCTGAAAGAAGTTTTGTGCTTGCCAATCGGGTCAATCCCGTCCGGGGAAGTACGGGGTTCCGGATGGGGGCCTCTTGTCAGGTCTATGCCCAAACCGTGGCCGGGAGTGTCGCCTATGGAGTAGAGCTGTACGCTAAAATAGGGAACCTGATAGACATAAAGAATGTCATCAACAATGCAACCGGCGGTATTACTGCCACCTATTGGAGCACAGGTAACGATTTAGTTCTGGGAAACGTGAACAACAATATCCAGTACGGCGTTTACCTGGAGGAGGTCTGCTGGAATTTCCTTTTTGCCGAGAATATCTGCAACAACGGATCTACCAACCTTCATTTCCACAGGACTTCTGGGGAGAACACTTTACGGGTCGCTAACGTGAAGAACTCCGGCAATTATGGCCTGTACATGGGGGGGGAGGTTATCAACAACACCCTGTATGATGCGGAGTTCGCCGGGAATGCTTCGGGCGGCATATCTGCTGCCGATTTTTCAACGGCTGCCTATCTCAAACGATGTACGTTCCTTGATTCGGTCCCGTTTGTTTTTTCGCTTACCAAGTATGCGGATACCCGACTGTATTGTGAAAGAGTCGGCGGAGATATTCAGGACAACCGGATTTACATGGACGGCGGGCAGGTTCTGTCCCAAACAGCCATTCGTCAAAGCAATGCGCCAGGGATCGCGTGGAGGTTGTCACCCACCCACGCCATTCGCGGAAGCTATTGGATGCCGGTATCATTATCTCTGGCGAAGATACCGGTTTATGCCAACAAGATAGTGTCAATCACCTGTTGGTTTATGCGGGACAATGTTGCCCTAAGCGGGCGGTTGTTCATTCAGGGCCGGTGCATTGACGGTATTGGCGATGCCGACTTGGTGGATGATGTTACCGCCGATGCGGGCGTCTGGGAGCAGTTGTCTCTGTCGTTCACCCCGACGGAATCCGCCGTTGTGGAGGTCATGGCTCAGGCGTGCGGCGGGACCACATACAGCCTGTATGTCGATAATATCCACTATTCACAGGCGGCCTAAAAATGACCACATATTTTATCAACCCGCTTACAGGAAACGATGCCAATGATGGCCTGTCCTGGAGCACGCCCTGGGCCACAGTGAACTATGGCGCAGCGGTCGGAAAGATTGCCCCAGGCGACACGATCCGAATGGCGAAGTCGCCTGACCCTGTTTTGATCGGCTCTGTGGACTGGAAGAATTATAATTATGCGTTTGTTCTGCCAGACCCGACGTCAATCAAACTTGTTCCACTTGCCGAGCCTCATGTGGCGTGGACCGCCTCTGCAAACGTCATATGTACGGTGGATCCGGTGTACGGTCCTGCATCAGAATCGTTCTGGAAAATTGAGATAGGGAGTGCTTTTACCGGCGGGAAAGCCGCTTACCAAGCGCTGACGGCCACCACAAATTTTTCGGCATATCAACAACTCTCTTTTCGGTACAAGCGAAGCGGAATAAATTGGAGCTATACCGGCCAGGTAAGGATTTGCCTGTGTTCGGACACAAGCGGAAACACGATTATTGATTCATTTGTTATCTCAAACAACATCGTCAATATCAAGCAAGGATGGACGATCAATAAAGGGGCGGCATTAGGTTCCTCGATTCGGTCAATTGCGCTCTACCATGAAGGTTCTCCTATTACCGGTGGATATGTGCTTGAGTTCTGTAATTTTACAGCATGTAAGGCCGTAGGCGCATCGGACTGTATCACCTTCAGCCACCTTATCTCCAAAAGCTCTGAGGCTCAGGGCGGAGATTACGACTGGCACGCGATCCATAGCTTCTTGTCTACCGGAGAGGTGTTTACCTGTGATCCGGACACGACGGACCGATACTATCCGGTCGATGAGGTGGTGGAAACCGTCAATGCCTACAAGCGGGTGGCTTATCAATACGACTATTATTGGTATTATCACGAACCACAGGTCAGCGGAACGGAAGGAAATCCCATCACCTTTTCAGGGGGCTGGAACCCTGCCAGCGGGGAGCAGGACGGAACGACTGTTTGGCGGGATATGTACCGGGGATTTTCGATAGCCAGCAAAAGTTATGTGGTGATCGCTGACTATTTCATGCTCGTTAACTGTGCCTCCGGCGTGTATCTTTACAATGCCACGTTCTGTTCTGTCTCAATACAGGGATTGTTCTGTTGCTATACGGCGCTGGACTTCGGGACCGGGTGTTCGTTCAATACCATAACCGTTCCCTTGATCAACACTTGCGTGGAGGCGGGATACATCCAAGCCGGGTATTTTAACACCTATGTTCTGGGCCGCATTCGTGGGGGATCATTTGCCCTGTATAACGTGCATCATTGCCGGTTCACCATAGCCGTTTCTCTTTGTCAGCCAATATTGGAGAGTAGCTACCGAAACCTTTTTTACGGGACAGTAATGGAAGCCGTATCGGCCGGCCTGCGTAGCAACGAGAACCGATTTTATCTGGACAATTTAATCGGTTTCAGCGGGTACGCAATAACCGCCTATATCAAGCGGTCCCATTACAAGAACAATAGCAATGTCTGGGGTGCTCAGACCGGGCCCATGGTTCGATTCGGGGCCATTGTTTTTGACAAGGACACCTGGGGGGCGTCCACCGATGCAGTGCCGGAGTTCGAAACCTCAGCCGTTCTCCGGATGGACAGCCACGTCCGGTCCAATTGCGATTTCCGCAGAAAGTATGAGTCCGGAGGCTCGTGGTACATGGGGGTTTCACCATCCCGGCATTTTTCTATGGCGACAGCGGCGAGATTCACCGTAGCCAGGGTCTATGTCAAGGCAGGCATTGAGGTGACGGCCAGCCTGTGGGTATATTCGTATTTCACGTCGGGATACAATTTATCCGCAGCTCTGGTATGTCCTCGCTGGCAGTTGTCCGGTATGGATGCTGATGTGGTTTCTTCCGAAACTGAAATTAATCGCTCGATGACATGGGAAAAGCGGACAATCTCTTTTACTCCGGCTGAGTCCGGAGTGGTTGAGTGCCAGATCCAGATATGGACTTTCCCGGACAATCTAAACTCTTCCGTAGTTTTTCGGGCATTTGATTGCGTCCAGGAATAAAGGGGGATCATGGACCTGCTTATAAAATATCACCTATTTTTAAAAAACATGGGGGAAGGACGCTACGACTTGAGTTCGGACACCTTGAAAATCGCCCTTACCAACAAGGCACCGAACGCGGATTATGACGACCGACTTGATCTCGTATTCCAGCACTACCCCCCGGCCGCTGCCAATGGCTATCCGACCGGTGGGTACACTGTCGCTGGCACGGGCTGGTCTATGGCAAATGGGGTCACTACCTTGACGGCCTCCACCGATATTACTGTCACGGCGACCGCCGGCGGCATCGGTCCGTTCCGGTACATGGTTCTTTATGATGACACGCCAACGTCCCCTATACCTAAGCCGTTAATAGGCTTTTGGGACTATGGAGAGTCATTGACGCTGAATGATGGCCAGTCGCTACTGCTGGATATCACTAACGGCTTGTTCTATCTGGCGTAAGGAATCGGTCAATGCCGACATTCGAACTGAAACCGTCAACATTTTCCCTGACCCCCATACCTATGACCATTGCGCGGGTTGAGCCGTCGGTCCTCCCCAAACAGAACGAGTTTAAGGTTTTGGCTGATTGGGTTTATGCCGGGAGTCCTTTCTGCACCCTGTCAATGGACAAGACGCTGGACCTCTGGGGGCTGTCTGTTGTTCATGACGCGCAGCCCTTTTCAGGGATTTATGCGGGGGGCTTTGATTCAGTGGTTGCCCCGGCGCCAGGGACACTTCCGGCGACGGCTGAGGTTGGCCCTACGGGCCTTTATGTGGAATCCGTCCCGGCTGTGGTCGAGGCTATGGGCTACGTTATTCGGGCCCTGTCTTTCTGGTCCCTGACAACTTACATATTCGCTGACCCGGCTGTCTCAGTCGCGGGGGGATCGCCTGAAAAAACGGGGTTGCTTGTTCCGGGGTCTTCCGGTGAGGTGATCCAGTCCGGCGGGATCTCCGGTTTTACATGGGGAGTTCAGGGGGCCACGGCCATTTCTGTATCGGGCGGCGGATGTCGATCCCTGGAAAAGATAGGCGGTGAGGCTGTTTCCGTGGTGCTTTGTGCTTTGCGGCTGGAAGGGGTCCCAGACCTGGATGTCCCTATCAGCTCCTTCCAGGTCACGATAGACGAAGGCGGGTCCAGGCGACTGCAAGTAGTGGTCCCATCGCTGGATCAGGCAGAGGGGATCGCGGACAGGGCCGGGGGCGAAATAGCGATCTTGCAACGGTTTGTTTATTCGGGCGGCGGCCAGCGGATATTTGAAATTGCAAGGGTTCCCATTTCAGGAATTCGGATTGATGAAGGATCAGTGAACAAATCAATCACTCTTTACGCGGCGGCATAATGGGCAAGGGGACAATTATCACAAATAAGGGGGCGGGGCTTTATTCCGTGCAGATCAATTTTGACCGGGGGAAAACCGGAAGGGCTTTGGAGCAGATTAACGCATGGCTTGTCAAGGTGGAGTCTGAGATTGACGCCGTGCCGGTCGGGGATCCAAAACACGTTCTTCCCGGGTTGAAATTGAGGCTCGCATCCCTTCAAAAACAGAAGGCGTATATTGAGAGTATCCCTGCGGACACCACCGTTGACGCTTGGTGCGCGGATCGCACCGAAGATTTGTCCGGGGAGGTCGGTACGGTTGAAGTTAATGGAGACGATGAAAAGATTCTACTCCGGCCAGGATATTCTGGCCAGGCGTTTCATATCCCTGCCCGCGATGGCCAGTTGACAAACATCATGGCGATGACCGCAGAACAGGCATACTACAATCTGGCCATGAAACCGGGCTGGCAGCGGTGGATGCCCACATACCGCGTAGGCACTATAACCGGGATAACCGAGGACACCTGCTCGGTAAATCTTGATCCAGCGGCGGCAAGTATCGCTGGATATTTAACGTGGCGCACCATCAATGAGGCGGAATTCCTGACGTCTGTACCCATTGAGTACATGGACTGTAACGGAGCTGCCTTTGAAGTCGGGTCCAGGGTCGTTGTCCAGTTCACCGGGCAGGCTTTTGATTCACCAAAGGTTATCGGTTTTGAGATGGAGCCGCGAGAGTGCCTCCTGTGCGTTGCGGTTGATGGCGAATGCAGGGGGGGCAGCAAGAATCTGTACTGGTATTCTGTCTCCGGGACGCTTTTAAAAACAGAGGCCGTTCTTTTAGATGAAACCTTTTATCCCCCACCGGAAACGGCGTTTGACGATCCATATGTGGTCGGTCCGGAGGGAATTGTAAAGATGGAGATATCCCGTGTGCGGCCCGACATGAACGGAATTCTGCTGAGGGTATTCTGTGATGCGCCGTCGGGACTTGGCTGGCCGGAGCACTGGTACGATTCGACTTATTTTAAAAA